CTAGAGCAAGTGAGACTACAAGGGCTTCTTCTGAGAGCACTCGTGTTACTAATGAGAACACTAGAAAGACAGATGAAACAGCTAGAGGTACTGCTGAGAACACTAGAAAAACAAACGAAACCGCTAGAGGAACTGCAGAAACAGCAAGAGCTACGGCTGAAAGTACTAGAGCTACGAGTGAATCTACAAGAATTACAGATGAAAACACTAGAAAATCCAATGAAGCTACTAGGGTTCAAAGTGAAACAGATAGACAAAGTACTTTTAGTACTACTATTCAGAATGCTCAGAATGCAACCAATGGTGCAAACTCTTCTGCACAGCTAGCACAAGCTGTTGCAGATAACACTATACATAAGGGAGAATACAATTCCGCTACGACATATCTAGTTAATAACGTAGTGTCATATAATTACTCATCATACATGTGTATCTCCCAAAGTAAAGGAAATCTTCCAACTAATTCAATTTATTTTAGACCTTTAGCAATGAAGGGTGCTGACGGAACTGGTAGCGTAGATTCTGTAAACGGTAAGGGCGGAGTAGTGATACTAAATGCTGATGACGTAGGTGCTTATAGTAAGTCCGAAACCGACAACAAGATAGCAGGTATTGTAAATTCAGCTCCTTCTACTCTTGACACTCTTAAGGAGTTGGCTAATGCATTAGGAGATGATCCTAATTTTGCTACAACTATTGCTACGCAAATTGGAACTAAAGTTGATAAGGTTACAGGAAAGCAATTATCTACAGAAGACTATACGACAGCAGAGAAAACGAAGCTTAGTGGCGTTGCCACAGGAGCTAACAATTATGTTCATCCTGCAAATCATCCTCCTTCTATAATTGTACAAGACGCTAGCAATCGTTTTGTTACCGATGCCGAAAAAACAACTTGGAACGCTAAAGCTAGTACTGCAGTAGCTACTACTACTGTCAACGGATTGCAGTCTAGTGCTGATAAAACTAAACTAGATGGAATTTCTACAGGGGCTAATAACTATACCCATCCTGCCACACATCCTCCTTCTATCATAGTACAAGATGCTAGTAATAGATTTGTAACTGATGCTGAGAAGACTACGTGGAACGCTAAGGCTTCTACTGCTATTGCAACAACAAGCACTAATGGACTAATGAGTTCTGCTGATAAAACAAAATCAGACGGAATTTCAACAGGTGCTAACAAAGTATTAAACCATGCGAACAACGGTTCTATTTCTGTAGACGGTGTTGAACAGGTTGTGTATGTTCATCCTGCTAATCATCCTGCTTCTATGATTACACAGGATGCCAACAACCGTTTCGTTACGGATGTACAAAAAAATAAACTAGACGAACTAACTTCTACTATTAGTATAGAGGAATTTACTGCATCTGCAAATCAAACAATCTTCGATCTTAGCAAAGCGTATATCAAAGACAAAAATAGATTGAGAGTGATTGTTGGCGGAGTAGAGCAATTTCCTGTATTGAATTTTGCAGAGACATCTACTACTTCATTTACATTGAGCGAAGGTGTTCCGCAGGGTATGAAAATTGTGAGCATCTGTTTAATTTAAAATATAATTGAGGGAGCGATTGAAATTGACTCTAAGAAAAATAGATAGAAATATGATTGATGATACATTAATCACTGATATAGCAAATATACAAGATAAATTAACTGAAACTAATAGACAGACTACAACCGTGAGTACAGGTGTTTCGGTAATAAACGCTACACAAAATGCATTGGCATCTGCTGAAATTGAAGGGCGTACACTGACTTCGCTTGCAAATAGTAATTTAGAAAGTGGCAAGAAATATGTTTTAGCTGATCCAAAAACTAGAGTTACAGTAGACAACGTATTATACAGTGGAGTAGCTAAGTTTACGAAGGGACAGGCTACTGTTAGTACGGCTAATTATGTTGGTAAGGTTAGTGGTTCTACGGTTGTTAATGCAAACGTAGCGAAATATCAACATAATACCACTAGCTTAATGACACCATCGTCAACTGTACAAGTATATGAGTTATCGTCTTACAACAACCTTGCAAGTCTAAATAGTGCTAACTATACTTACTCGACAACAACGAATGGAGCAATATCCCAATCCCTATTCTCCTTTGACATCATCCAACAAATCGAACGCAATCTAGGTGTGATTCCACGCACGACACTTGCGGATAAGATTCAGTGGGTGAAGGATAATGTAGAGAGTTTAACAGCCAACTGGCATGGTTTCGGTTCGAGTGTAGGAGGGAATAAAGCAACTCTTTCTGTATGGGTGTCCAATAGTAACGCATGGATGTATTCGACAAGCACAGCATCTTCAACAGTTTCTAAATTAACGATAAATGCCGTAGCACCTATTAATAATTACATTGACTCCAACGGATTTATGCATTACCTTGCTTATGCAGACGCAAGTGACGGAGTAATTGCAAGTACGATAAATACAGATTACATCGACTTGGTTATCACACTCAAAGCTACGGCACAACTTAACACTAGAGCGAGAATCATACGTGTGGAGAGCTTTGAGGGAAAAGTTAGTGGTTCGGTGGTGGAGAATCCGCATAAGACGTTCAGAGCAACTTCGTCAACACTTACTATTCCATCGGAATTCTCATTAGAACATTCTCAAGCTTGGTATGACTTAATTAATAAAATAGACGACACATCTTATAGTTATAGCGGTACTATAAACGGTCACATGTCGCAAACTCCCTTCTCCTTCAACCTAATCGAAGCAGTAGAGCGAAATATCGGACGTATCCCACGCTCAACCGTTGCAGATAAGGTGGCGTGGTTGAACGCTAATTTGAGTAAATTGACGGCTAACTGGCATGGGTTTGGTAGTAGCGTAGGTGGGAGTAAAGCTAATTTCGCTATGTGGCGTAACAATTGGACTTCTAATGTAGTTTCACATACAAATGGTACGGTTTCTAAGTTGACATGTACCGCTTCCGATATACTTAACTACCTTGATGTCAACGGTTTCGTTCACTTCCTAGCATACGCAGATCCATCGGACGGTGTAACCGCAAGTGCAATAAACACGGATTACATTGATTTAGAAATCGAAGTATCACCAACGGCAGACTTTACAAATCCGAGAGTAGCGTTATACGAAGTTGCAGACGAAGACTACAACAAGATTCTCGTTGATTGGAATGCAGGCGAAGTGGCGAACCGCTTCCCTATCGTGGAAGGTGTTCAACATTTACAAGGAGTAGGTGTGCTTGCGGAAGGTGAGAACTTGCTACCTCCGTTTAGTGAGTGGGCGTTACATGCTAATGCGAAAGTGATTGCTCCGTATGAGTTGGAGTTGAATGCGACTGCTACAGGACAGGTAACATCTTACATCATGAAAGTTATTAAAGGTCAAACTTACAACATAAACTTGCTAGGCGTAGGTAAAGTGGCGGTTTACAAATCTATAGGTGGAGTAACAAGTGGAAGTATTATTACGTATTCAAATCTACCATATACAGGAACGTTTACACCTACTGACGTTGATGAGGTTAAAATATTTTTATCAAATGACACAACTGCAACTGGCACATTCAAATTCACTAACCCAATGCTAACACTAGGAAGTGTAGTTAAGCCATTCGTACCACGCAATCCATCCTACCTATTCGCAGATGTAAAACTAGGCGGAATCGGAATGGGGCGCGACAGGTTATCACAAGGCGATAATAATACGTGGTTGTTGCGTGAAAGTGTGAAGAAGGATCTAATTTTGGATGGTAGTTTGGCGTGGGGAGCAGGGAACGATTACGCAGGATATAAAAGGACTTCTTACGCTACCTTAGTTCCTGCAATTCCAGATTCCAATGTAACTATTGACCATAGGGGAATTGTGCTTGTATCCAAAGATACTACGGCTAGTCCTAATAGGTCTACTGTTAGTTCTGCAGGAGTTGTATATGTCTCTGTTTCGGACACAGATACAGGATTCGCTGAATCTTTTATACCTGTATCTGCTGATTGGAAACGCTATTTCAATGGTTGGAAATACGTAGACGGCACAACATGGACATCTGTCACAGGAAACGGTCAAACGGCAACAGTACAGGTGGCATTAGATACGAAGCCAACGGACTACACTCCGTATAAGGTGAGCCACGTTTTGACTGCTCCACAAACGATTGACGTTACTAATCTTGTGGAAGGTAACTTGAAGGTGAGCGGATTGACGCAAGTTGAGGCGTTGAGTGGGGTTGTGCGTAGAGAGAAGGTAACGCCTGTTTTATTGGCAGGGAAATATTATATCAATCGTATATCCCAAAGTTCATCGTTATTCAAAAATAAAAATAATGCTATTTTGACAGTATATAAAAATGGCAATAAAGACAATCGTTGGACATTCATAACTAGTAGCCTTTATAACCGAATGGGTGCATCTATAAATGAAGCGAACTTCGATACAAACGCTGAGTATACAGTCACTTACATCATGTTGGATAAGCTGTTATTAACCACTAACCCAACAAACGTGAAGTTGACATATGCTTCAAATATTTCTTCTGTTGTTTCTGATCTAGTTACAAAAGTAGAAGACAGTATGAGCTTAAAGGATTATGTAGATAGAGCTATATTAGGACTTGCAACACATCTGGCAGATAATACATCTCATGTATATTACTCAGATGACACTGGAACGAATAACGCAAAGAAAGTATCTATCATTCCTAAGCCTACTACATATAAACTAGGTCTTGGAATATCATTTAAGAACAAAATAGAAAATACAAATTCAGTAACTATTAATGTTGATAGTTTAGGAGATAAACCTATCGTTAAATCGGACGGTACTGCCTTAGTGTCTGGAGATTTAAAAGCAGATAGTATTTATACAGTTCGCTATAATGGCGTGTCTTTTATCTTACAGGGTGAAAGGGGCGGTTTAGGAAGTAGTGAAACAGGATCTTTTATTATAGATGTTAATAGCATTTTGGGAAGTTAAGGGGAGATATATTTTGATAGAAATTGAATGCATAAAATTAAAAAATATAAAAATAGAATACGGCTTTTGGAGAGGGGGAAATTAAATGCCAGTATTTACGAGAACGGATGTTACTGTTGTAAATAGTACGTATGATACAAGTGGTAATGGTGGGAGAAAGTTAGTTCGGTTGGATAATGGATGGTTGGTTTCAGTTGCTAGAAATAACACGGCAGATACAACTGGAAGCTTTTACTTCTATGTGTCTAAAGACAATGGACTCAGTTTCACTCAGTTATGCTATTTACAGAACACTAGCTACCCTATAGGAAGTAATATTTCCATTGTTGCAGTTGGTACAACAGTTCATTGGATTGTTACAAACAACAACTCTGGAATTAATCACTCAAAATTTGATGCAACTACTGTTACAAATACTAACCAACTTACAGGATGGGTATTAGTAGATTCAAATCAAACCGCATTAGGAAACGTTTCACTAGCAATAAACGAAGCGAAAACAGAATTACACGCAACATGGGCTAGCAAAAACTCATCATATCCAAACAGTTTTAACATTCGTTATTCTAAAGGCGTAATTCAAACGGATGGCAGTGTAATATGGAGTGCGGTTGAGCAAATAATTGCTTCAAACAACTCTGTAGTGAATAATAGCAACCCTACTATAGTTGTAAGAGGTGACGGAAGTCCTTATATTATTTATACGCTAAACACTCCTACAGTTAGTGCTTTGTACGGATGGTGCAAGGTAGGTTCAAGTTGGACTAACTTATGGTATTTAGACTTTGGAACTAACATTCAAGCAAATCCATCTGCAATATTTGTACCTAAGAGTATAAACGGCTTATCTAATGGTCGTATATGGGTTACGTGGTTTGGTAAGGATGTGACAAACACTACTAAAGATGTTATTAAAGTGTCGTATTCTGACGATGGCGGATCGACATGGGCAACGCAAAAAATTGTTTCTTCAACCAGTGGAAACTGCAGATTCCCATCTATAACAGTAAGTAAAGCAGATAAGGTATATATTGTCTATGAATTGCATTATAGCGGTACAGATATAGATATAGCTTTTTCGTTGTTAGCACCAAACGCTACTGATTTTACACCACTTTCCATGAATAATGGCGTTGGACTTCAAATGTCGCCCTCTACTCTAAGCGACACATCGTTCTCCTTTGATATACCTTTAACCATATATAAGGATGTTGCCAAAGTAGGATTCTACGGAACATGGTATGAAAATCCTAACAAACCAGAAAAACCACAAAGTATATCAACGCCTACTTCTTTTAATGTAGGACAGAACGCTACCGTATCTTGGTCGGCAGTTCCTAATACTGATGGCAACGATGAGGCTATTAGTTATCAAGTAGATATTCTAGAACCAAAGACAACTAATTGGATTAATGTTTCTTCTGGCTCAGAGACTGCAAGTGCAACGTTTACCGTTCCACAATTAGCTACTGGACATACTAAGATTAGAGTTAGAGCTTATGACAGATATGATTATGGAGAATATATTGTATCAGAGTATGGACTATTAATAGGTGCGGTGGGATGGAATGTATCGGATGCTACAGTCATCAATCAAGCGTATGATACGAGTGGCAACGGTGGGAGAAAGTTAGTTCGGTTGAAAAGTGGAAACTTATATTCAGTAGTTAAAACAACAACGGCTTTTGCTATTTACAAATCAACTGACAATGGAAGCACATTTACTCAATTTAAAGGCTTAAATTCTTGGACTTCGGTTCAAGATGTCACTGTTGCGACTGATGGAAATGTTCTTTATCTTGTTTTTACTTATAATAATAATTCATGTTCATCTTATGCTTATAAAGAAGATGGAACTATAATAAGTGGAACGAATGTTACTATTGATTCATCACAATCCGCAATGGGTAACGTATCACTCGCAATCAACGAAGCGAAAACAGAACTACACGCAACATGGGCGAGTAAAAACTCATCATATCCTAACGCATGGAATATTAGATATGCAAAAGGAACAATTAATACAGATGGCGGTGTAACGTGGGGTACGGTTGTACAAAAAACAACATACACTGTGGCAGGTCAAGATGCTGTAAATCCATGCATAGTTGTCAGAGGTAATAATCCAACAATATTTTACATGTATGCACAAGTGTCAAACTACACTCTTTGTTGTGAAAATTGGGATGGTGCGAGTTGGGGAGGCATTAAATCAATCTATCTAGGATATACTTACGCCCAACTCTTCCCGTCCGCAATATTCGTGCCGAAAAGCATAAACGGTCTAGTTAATGGACGCATATGGGTTGCGTGGTGCGGATATGATGCAACAGACACATCATATTTGAACACTAGAGTTTCTTACTCAGATGATGGTGGGATTACGTGGTCTGCTATGCAAAAACTAACTTTTGGTAATTCAGCCAACGCTCAATCTTTCGGCTCTCCTTCGATTACGGCAAACGCAAGGAACGAATTGTTTATAGTAGTTTCGGGTGGTAACACCTCCAATGGAGTAAATAAGTTAGTAAATAAAACTGGCACATGGGGAACGTATAGCAGTATTAAAAACGTATCAAATGCTTATCCTTCGGCATTATACGACCCATCGTTAGATTTTACTGAACCTTTATTTATCTATAAAGATACGGCAAAAGTAGGATTCTACGGAACATGGTCAGTAACAGAAATATCTACACCTGTTGGCAGTATTGGAGAAAAAGTAAGCAAAGATAATTTTTTCCCATATACAGTTGCAACAGGTGGTACGATGAGCACTATAACTGAAAAAATAAATGGTGTCACAATCGGTAGTAAGACGGCAACTAGTGGTCAGAGTTTAGCCATTGGATTGACTAAAGAGCAGTGGGACGAGGTTAGGTTTGGGAAGTACTGCGAAGACAATCTCTCAATCCCTAGTAATGTTATAGATTGGGAACAGGGAGTTTATGACAGGGCGATAGGCTTTGGTGCAAACAAAAGCCTATCTACGGCATCGCTTAGACTGAAGTCTCCTGTGATAGTAAAAGGTGGTAGAACTTATCAAATAAAAGTCCCTAGCGGTTACGCAGTAGAAATACTTGATACTAATTCATCAAACATTGTCCAATCTACGTCTGGTTGGCGATATTCTAATTTTGAACTTACTACATCTACTAACGCAACGCAACTATACGTCCTGTTTGGATTCGTGGGCTTTGCTACGATAACTCCGAACGCAGTATTACCAATTGATACACAAAGCTATAATATGACAAACACTCTAACTATCGAAATGGGTGTCAACAAATGGGAATACACATTCGATAAACGTCTTGCGACAGATAGTGATATATCAAGCATTGCAAACGCAGTAAGAGATACGAACGAAGTATTTTTACCTGCTGTTAAGAGCGAACTTATTACGGCTATTCGTAGCAAAGGTGGAGTAGTGAGCGATGTAGCTAAGTGGGAAGAGATAGAGAATGCTATTAAGGATATGAGTGTTAAGAAATTTAAGTCTGGTACATTCACTATTAGCGGAGCTTCGGTTGCAGTTACAGGATTAGGATTTAGACCTAAGTCATTATTTATTAAGTTAAGTGTATCTACTTTCTATTTTGGCGATGAGTCAGTAAGTTCAGGATTATATGGGGTACTAAGTGGTTCTGTTGCGGGGACAGTAGGCATAACTAGAAGTAGTGATGGTTTTACTATACCTTTAAATGCGACACAGTTTCCGAATGGCACATGGACATATGAAGCAACAGAATAGGAGGGAATAATATGAAGCGTATATTTTTTGACAATGCAACAGGAGAGATTATTTTAGAGATTCAACCGCAAAACGACATCTTACCGTCAGTAGAACGGAATATTGAGCAGTTTATCATATTGTCCGAACGTAACAGAGAAACATTTGAAGTAATAGAATTACCATACGGAGCATATACTCAAGATTTTGCAATTGCGATAAGGTATAAAGTAAATATAGAAACAAAAGAACTTGTATTTCAATACATAGACGAAAATGAACCAGAGGTTGAACAACCGTTTCAACCTCCTTTAAGTGAAAAGATCGAAGAGTTAGAAGCGACATTTATGTATGATTCTATGATGAAAGAAATGGCAATCGAAGAATCTAACACACAACACGCAGAGCTAATGTATCAACTAATGATGAATGGAGTGTTATAAATGGATTGGTTTACAAGTATTAAAAAGTTCTATCCTAAGTATTGGGATAAGAAAATGGTTGGAGATGCTGTTGTTGCAAAGAAAATAACAGAAGAACAATATTTTGAGATAGTTGGAGAAGAATACGTTTCTCCTACTGTATAAAATATAGATTTTATCAAGAAATAAATGTCAGATAAATACAAAAACATAGTTAAAATGCAACAAATAATTAACACATCACTCTCCTACTTTGATACTTTAGACACATATTATAGAGTGATAAAAATACTAGGAGGAAATAATAATGACAAATTTTATTTATATTACGCTAGACACTACAGCTCCGTCTAATCCAAGTATCAAAGTAGAAGGAGATGCTATATTCACCACAAGTCAATTAGTAACACTGACAATAGGAACTGGCGATTCGGTTACTACTAATTACCAAATGAAAATTTGGGGAGATGTTGACACCGCTTACAATGCTAATATAAAAGGGACAGAAGTACTATCTAACTGGATTCCATATAACGCTAGTCAACAAATTAAATTATCTACTATAGATGGAACAAAAAATGTAAATCTAAAAATTAGAGACGATGTACATAACGAATCTTCTATATCTACTGATAGTATTAAATTAGATACTAAAATACCAACAGTAACAGCTACTAGTGCAGATGTTTCAAAGATTTCAAAAATCGTAGGGAAAGATACATTCTCATTCACATTTAGCTCAGATAAAGATATCTCAGAATACAAAGTTAAACTTGTTGGATTAACTAATGCTACTCATGATACTGGAAATTTAATTCCAACTACTAATGGCTCTGTTAATACAAGTGGGGTTGTTACTATATTGGAAGGTCAAGTTACTACTGTAACTATTAAGGCTAAAGATCTGGAATTAGCAGGAGCTTCAACAGATGGTCAAAAAGTTGTAAAAATATTTGTAAGAGATGCATTAAACAATTGGAGTGCATAATCTAAGGAGAGGGTGGCATGTCAAGTTTTGTTTTAATTGAATTAGATACAAGAGCTCCAGAGGTAGAAATATATGCACCTTCATACTCAGCTACAAATATAACTAATAATATTATTGTGAAGTCAGATGAGAATTTGTCTGACTTCCAAGAAATATATTTGATAGATAGTGAAGGTTTAAGATATGATTACACATTTAAAAAAGATAAAAACGACACCCTAATAGGAAGTGTTAATTTTCCAAATGATGGCATAGTGACTATATATGCTAGAGTAGAAGATGAAGTTGGTAATATTTCTGAACTATATAGCAAATCAATTAATATCAAAGAGTCTTTATCTTTATTAAGATTGGAAATTAAGGACAAAGGTATGAATATTAATACTGATAACAAGGTAGCAAATACATATATAAAAGAACATGTTAGAGATATAAAAATAAAAGAGGTGCTTTGATTTGGGAAAAAGTAATATTAGTACATATCAGTATGGTAATACAGTTAGATTTGAATGCACATTTTATAATTTCAATAACGAGAAAGTAAATCCAGATTTAGTAAAGGTTATAGTTTATAATTACAAATATGAAATACTGTTAGAAGAGATTATAAATAGCGGTATTAATATTGGCGAATATATGTATGATTACACAACAGGAGATAAATCTGAAAAATTGTACTATGAATGGTATGGAGAGATTGACGGAAATCCATCTATCAAGCGTAAAGAGTTTCAAACTAGATTTATATAATTGGAGGCATTTTTATGAAATATTCTATTAAGGGTTCTACATTTATAAGCGATGGTACAGAGATTATAATTACTATCAATAAATATAAAATATGGAAATTATTACAATCGAATGGAAAGAGCTTAATAACAGACGATGACATATTCGATTTTGAGGTATGGGTAAATGCTCAAGAAGATAAAGACATGTTGTTTAACGATTTAAAAACGTTTATCAATTCATATGGTGGAAATATTAATTGGCATGAATGTAAACATGATGAAGACAGTAATGAACCTTGTGTAATAAAAGAATCATACAGAGGTGAATAAGCGTGTTTGGAATAGTAACAGATAAATTAATTAGATATTGGCATTATAATGAAGGTCTAGCTAACAATGTTTGGAGAAGTATGCTTAACGCTGACCATAAAATAATCTTGACTGGTGCTTCAAAATCTACTGATGGAATCTACTTTGATGGAGTAGATGATTATGGTCAAATGACTCACCCCGAAATTAGTAATACATCACTTACAGTAGAGATTATGGTAACATTAATAAACCCAAGTAAAAGTGGGTACTCGACAATATTAGGGGAGAATGGAAATACAAAATTTGGGATTTTTAATTCTGATTTAGTTCCTTTGGTAAGATTTAATTCTGAGGGCGGTCTATACCACAACAAAAAGATAGAATGGAGTAAAAAAAGTCATTTAGTTTATGTTTATGATTCAGTCGATAAATTAGATAAATTATATGTTAATGGTATTTTTTCTGGATCAAAGACAAGTAATACAAGTGTGAAAATACCTTCGATTTTAGATTTATTTAGTGGTTTTATTGCTACAGGAGACATTCATTATTTGAGAATGTACAGTAAAGCTCTAACACTCGAAGAAATTTCTCAAAATTATTTAGCAGGCATAGATGTTGGATTACCAAAAAACCCACCCAATGCTGTAACTAACCTGCGTACAATACTAGTATCTGGTAATGTCGTGAATATTAATTGGGATTTAACTGCATACACATCATCATATATTATTACTAGAAATGGCACTCAGATTGCAGAGGTTTATTCTGGCAACTACAGAGACACAGGTTTAAATAAAAATTCAACTTATATTTATGAAGTAATTGCTAAAAATGATATAGGTGTATCTACGCCTACTTCACTATCCGTTACTACTGAAAACACAAATTCAGTTAGTATATTTGAAGACTTTGAAGACACAGACTTAAATTTCATATTTACAGGCGATTGGACTATGGTGACAAATGTATCTACAAATACTAATCACTCTGGTGTTGGAGCTTTAAGAAGTAAAGTCATTAGTAACAGTTCGAAAAGCATATCAACATTCCAATTAAACATTCCAATTGATGCGATTAATATTAAATTTCAATTTAAGTATAAAGTTTCTTCTGAGCAACGTTGGGATAAATTCACTGTATCTATTGACTCCGTAAAAGTGATTAATGAAGTTAGCGGTGAAATAGATTGGACAACATATAGCAACACATCTCTCACTGCGGGAACGCATACGGTTACATTAGAATATGCCAAAGACACTTCTAGTAGTGGTGGTTCGGATTTAGTTTATATAGATGATATTGAATTGATGTATGATACTATTGATCCTACGCCTTCACTCCCACCAACTGTTTTATCTGTAATCGCTAGCAAATTAATAATAAGTGACGAACTAAATATGAATCAGTCTATTATAACTGTTCAATTTGATAAAGATGTAACACAATATGTTGCAAGATTAAATGGTATAGACCATAATACAGGAGCATTAGTCCATGATGGCGGATCTGTCATCTTTGGTGAAAATGCTGAGATTGTAGTAGATTGGAATGAGCTATCTTCCGAAGGTGAAAATAGAATAAACATATATGGAAAAGATGCCAATGGGTTGTGGACACCTTATATAACTTGACAAATGAAGTAAATAATGATATAATATCGTTATATGAGTATTATCGTATAACGATATTTATGAAAGGGGCTAAAGGATTTGTTTATTGATATAAATTATAGTAAAGAGCTAAAAAAAGCTAAATTACATTTAAGCAAACCTAGCAAGCAGATTATATCTCATATAAGCGAAAGAAGAGATGGCGAGCTTTCAGCAAAGCTAGGAAATATAAACGAACTTAATTTTTCTATTCCATATACTGTTGAAGAAAATGGTAAATTAGTTCATAATAAACATGTTGATATGATAAAAGAAAAGATGCTCATAAAGATGTCTTTTAACAATACATACGAATGGTTCATAGTTGAATCCATAAAAGAGAATGGTGATGATGAAACTTTATTCAATGTTCAATGTTTCTCATTAGGATTCGAACTGACTCACAAGAGAGTGTTGCAGTTGAATTATGAGTCAGTGAATGCAACTAGTTTGCTGAACGATTTGCTAAGCGTTTCTACATGGAAGATAAAAGAAGTTGATCCTAAATTCGATGCGATGTTTCGTTCTTTTGATTTCTCAAACACTAATAGATTAGATTGTATAATACAAGCCAGTGAAACATTTGGTGCTTTAATAGAATGGGACACTATAAACAAAAAGATATCATTTGTTAAATTCGAAGCGGATGAAGGAGAAATAAGTACTAGAGGTCAATTTAAAGGGTTGACCGCTAATTATGGCAAGCTATTACGCTCCGTAGAAAAAGATAGAGTTTCTAACGAACTTACTACTAGACTATATGTTTATGGTAGTGAAGAATTAGGTATACATAGTGTAAATCCTACAGGACAAGGATATCTAGAAGATTTTTCATTCTTTATGTATCCGTTTGAACGCAACGAAAGTAAGCAAACGATTAAGAGCAGTCATTATATGTCAGATGAATTATGTCACGCAATATTAGATTTCCAAGAATTGCTATTATCTGTTTCGGAAAGCATAAGAAGTAATATGGATAGCCAAGTATTAAAATCTGCAGAAGTAGCAAATGAAAAACAAGTCTTAACTACTTTAGAACTAGAGATGGATACAATTCTAAATAAACTAGACGTTGCTAAGTCTACTGAGGATGAGTCTTTAATAACGCAATTAGAAGGTGATAGAAGTGCTAAGCAAGCACAGATTGACTCTCAGAGAGCAGTAGTAACCTTAAAGACATCTGAGCTAAACTCTATAAAGATGGCTTTAGAGAATATACATCAACAATTAAATGAGGATAGCAACTTTACTCAAGAATTACAAGATGAGCTTAATTTCTACGTATTAGAAAAAGAGTGGAGAGACGACAGATACATAGATGTTAAAGAGTTGTATGACGATGGTGTGAAAAAATTCAAAGAACTTAGAGAGCCTAATGTAGTTCTATCTATTGATATGGAGAACTTCTTAAACATACTTGAAGAGCAGTTTTATTGGGATAAGTTGGTTCTCGGAGATTTGATTAAGATTAAATATACAGAAATGAATTTAGAGTATATGGCTAAAATCATAGAGATTAAATACAACTTTGATGACAATAGTATCAGTTTGACAATTGCTAATACTACTAAAATTGGTTCAGATATAGAACGTTTAAGAGATTTGCTATATAAAACAGAAAACGCATCAACATTAATACAGAACAACAAACATAAGTGGGATAAAGTAGGATTTGTTGAAGATGAAGTTTACAAACTAATCAACGATACTCACGATGCTAACAAGCGTGAAATTACAGCAGGAGTAGATAATGAAATAACAATAGGCAAGAGAGGTATTATTGCTAGAAGTCCATCAAACCCTAACGATGTAGTTATTATACAAAGTGGTATTATTGCATTGTCTAAAACCAATGGAGACAAGTGGGAAACCGCTCTTACTGCAGATGGTGTTATTGCGGATAGACTTGTCGGAAATGTTTTGATTGGTAGAAATTTAATAATGACAAATAGTAGTGGTCATTTTTACTTTGATGACACTGGTATGAGAGTAAAGACTAATCAGTTCATACTCGAATCTGAAACAGAGACAGAAACGTTTGATGTTATTAAATCGAAAATAGATATGTCGGCAGGTAAAATAGCTTTGATTGTAGGCAGTGATAATAAACTAAATGGTGAAGCTATTGCTTCATCTATAGTAGTTAGTCCTAATGCAATAGACTTAATGAGTCAAAACATCAACTTCACATCTAGAGGATTAGACTTGGCTTCATCTATAAAGATAAGTCCACAAGCAATAGATTTAATAAGTGAAAGTATAAATTTAACAGGCAAAGTTACATTTTCATCTTTTGATCCTTCTACTAAAAATTCATTAGAAACTGTGACAGGATGGAAAGCAACTAATAAGACTACTATTGATGGTGGCAAGATAGAAACAAATACTATTGGTGCTAATCAAATTAAAACCAATGAACTTATCGTTGGAGTAAATATAGCTATGGGTGCTAATGCGGTTATAGATTGGAATCAAGTTGGAAGTAAGCCTTTTATTCCTTCTAATGCTAGCGACATCGGTGCATTATCTAGTAGCTCTCCTATGCTAACATACATAACTGGAACAGGTATATATACAGGAACTCTTTCTGCAGATAAAATTATCGGTGGAACTATCACAGGTATAACTATAAATGTTACAACAGATTTAGATGTAGGTAATAACATATATCTGGGCAGAAATACGAATGCCACAAAAATGATTAAGTTTAACAGTAGTGCAACGATATATTCTGAAAACTCATCATCTCTAAGTGTATCTGCATTAACCTTCTCTGTTCGAGATGGAGATGTAAGATTGGGAAGTAATGGATATTCTGTAGCATTATATGGAACTGTAGATTTATCTACAGCTAGTTCGGTATCATGGGGTTCACATGCCCCTGTAGCAAAATGGGGGTAATTAAAAATGGCTTCAATAGGCGTTAATAGTTTAACGTATAATTCCGCTACACTTTATGTGGCAGAGCTAAACACAACGACAACATATAAATCTATTTATATATCATGTAATGGTTCTACCTCTCCAAATTTAGCAAAAGGGAGTATCAGTTCTACTTCGAATGGTTGGACTGTGTACGGTCTTAGTGGTGACAGTTATTATTCTGTAAGTTCTACTATTACATCCTCTGGTGGAAGCGTGGCTTATCCTTCTGGTGGGTTTAGTACTCCATCAGCTCCACAACCGCCAAGTGGCATATCTTCTGTAAGTTTAACTCCTTCATCTAGTTCGGCTGTGATATATGTATCTTGGTCTTCTGCTAGTGGAGCTACAGGTTATAGGGCTGAAATATATAGAGGTAGTACATTTATAGATAGTATAGGAACAAGCGGAACTTCTACTCAGTTCGGAGGTCTATCCGAATATACGGAGTATCGTGTAAAAGTCTATGCTCAAAACGCCAACGGCAACGGAGCTCCCAATGATTACAACTATGCAACAACAGGAGATTTTACACCTCCTTCTGTATCTTACTTGGGAGCTTCTGGATTAGGTAGCTTGACATTCTCTTGGAATGCCAGTGATAGCGGAAGTGGATTACGTTCTAGTAATAGATATAGATTATATATAGGTTCTAGAGATGGCAGTTCTGCTACTTTAGTAGCTAGCGGTTGGACTAACTCATCTAGTACATCTTGGGTAACTGATTCTGGCGGAAACGGATTGATAGCAAATGCATATTATTGGGTTGGAGTAAGAGCTTACGATAATTGGGGAAATGAATCATCACTACTATCATATCAAATACAATTCAAAATAACAAGACCTAATAACTGGACTTGGGACTTCGCTAAAAATAGCGGAGGAACTTTTACTCTAACTGCTAGCGAATGGAATAATTTCACCGCACGAATAAATCAGTTTAGGCTATACAGAGGATACAATACATATGCTTTCAGCACAGTAGTTAAAGGAAATACTGCATTTGCTTCTCAATTAAATGAAGCGATAATTGGAATGAGGGCGATGTCTTCGCCTCCTGCGGAAGTATCTAGCGGTGCTTACGCAAACGCCAGTTTCATAAATGGTTTAAGTAATACATTAAATTCAATAACTTAAAAAGATAAAAGGGGAATATACAAATGGAAAATGTTCAAATACAAATGGAAGACGTAATTAATAAATTAAAGAAAAGATTGTCATCAGATGCTTACAATATAGCTATCTTAGAAGCTACTATTGATGTTTACAAGTTAGAAGTAGAAAGACTAAATAACGAATTGTCAGAATTAAGAAAAAATAAATAATAGGAGTGGATATTATGACGAATGCAAAAGATATATTAATAGCTTTAGATGACGGTCATGGAATGGAGACGAAAGGCAAGAGAACGCCTGCTATACCAGAGCTAGATAATAGAGTTATTCGTGAAAACGAATTTAACAGAGAGGTTGTTAGATTAACTAATATTGAACTGAGTCGATGTGGATTCAGAACATTATTGACCGCTCCAACAGATATCGACACACCTCTATCGGATCGTGTAAAGCTAGCAAATGGCAAAAAGGTAAACTTGTTTATAAGCTTTCACTACAACGCTAATACAGGTTCTTTTATAACAAATAAAGCAGAGGGATTCTCGGCTCATGTTTTCAAGACAGTTGGAGATAGTGCTGATTTCGGTAATATACTTTTGAATAATTTATCCAAAGGAACTTATCAAAAAAATAGAGGATTAGTAAAGCAGGATTTATATGTTACTAGAGAAACAACTATGCCGTCAGTATTGATAGAATTTGGTTTTATGGATAATAAAAGAGAGGCAATGCTTATGATAGATGCAAACTTTCAAAAGGAATGTGCTATTGAAGTTGCTAAATCCGTATGTGAATTTTATAAAGTTACATATGTAGCAGAAGTCCAAAAAAAAGAAGATAAGGAGGAGGTAGCAGTATCTAATTTATTCAATCCAGAATCTTCAAGTGTTGTAGATTCTGTTTCTAATGTCTTATCTGTTTTAGAACAATTCGATAACGGATTGCATAAACAATGGAGACAGCGTTTGACTGACAATAAGCTGACAGATTCTCAAGCTATAGGATTGCTATATGTGGCTGTAGAGCGTGGATTAATACAATTAAAGAAGCAATAACATGTATGCTTTCTAATATGTATAAACAAGGGATGAAAGGGGTTGCAAGCAACAATAGGTAGGAGGAAATTAAGTTATGGATTTCTTGAGAATATTATTAGAAGACACTAGTTGGTTGACTGCCGTCTCAGCGATAGCAGGTTCTATTATAACATATTTAATAACAAAAGTTAATAAAGATAAAGACGTTTCTATTAGCGACAGAATGCAATTGTCCAAAGATCAATATCAACTTATATCTGAACTGAGAGAAATGATGCAGGAGCAGAGAGTTGAAATAGAAAAACTTAGAGATGAAATGAAACAATTACAAGATGTCAATGTTAGTTTGATTGTTGAGAATAGAGAGCTACGAATAAAAATTACAGAATTAAATTCAAGATTATCTAAATTTGATTCACAATAATTTCAAAATAAAAAACAAAGGGGAATACATAATATGGAATCTTTACAAGTTGAAATAGTAAATCTAGTTATCTTAATTGTTTCTGGATTAATGGGTATAGCATCTGGATACGTAACTTCTTATTTGAAGAAAAAAGGTGTAGTAGCACAACTAGAAGGCAATAAAGAGATTGTTAGAATAGTTGTAAATGCTGTTGACCAGATGTATAAGAATCTAAAAGGCGAAGAGAAATTAGATTTAGCAAAATTAGAAGTACTTAAAATGGCAAAATCTAAGGGTTTAAATATCAGTGAGAAAGAGTTAGATTTATTGATCGAATCTACTGTAAAAGAAATGAATAAGTCAATAAAGAATGAAATTAAAAATAAATAAAATATTACTCCCACAAATTAATGTGGGAGTTTTTTTGCGTTTGTATGTTGACTTGCTTTATTTATTAATGTATACTCAAAACATATAAAACAAAAGGAGATTTGAAAATGAGTATAAATGAAGAGAAAAAGTTTCTATATTCGATTCTTGAAAATATCACAGAGGAAAGAAAAAAATTAACTAATGCTTATTTGGATATCGTTAATAAAATTACAGAGCTAGAAAAAGAGTCTAGAAGTTATAGAGAACAGAGTGAGACGAAAGACGCTGTAGAAAAAGTTCAGAATATAGAATTTAAAAAAGAAGCTAAGACACCAAGCATAATGATTGAAGAGATAGTAGAGGCTGAGCCTGTTGAGGTTACTAAGAAAGAAGATGTGAGAACCTTAGCAGAAATAATAGAAGAACATAATAGAATGCGTGGAGAATCAGACGATAAGCCAGATGAATTATCAGAGAGTAAAATACCAAAAGAAGAAATAGAAAGAGAAAAAGATAAACTACCTAGAAAGTCTCCGTATTTGAATATTGATAAAGTGAATGGATTGATATCTCAGATATTAAAAGAAAAGGGCTCTCCTATGCATGTAAAGGAGATATTTGCTAAATTAAATTCTATGCTAGATAACGATGTTAATATTCAGAATCTACGCAATAACATTCTTCCTAGAGTGTGTAAGAGTAATCCTAAAATAGAAAGAGCATTGCGTGGTTATTATCAATATAATTATAATGGATAAAATTACACTTTTATCTATAAAGTTACCCCCTCTAAATTACCTTATTAGAGGGGGTTTTATTTTTTGTATTCTATGTATTTTTGTCCTTCTTAACCCTTTTCTTAACCGTAGTAGGCTTTTTAGGTTTCTTAGGCTTTTCTTCTTTAGGTTCTCGCATTGCAACAATATCAGACCAAACTGGCTTATCCCACTGAATAAGATCGTGCTCTATCAGACAAGTCAAGCAAACTGCAAAACTATCACTCTCGTCATCATTCCTAAAAGTTATATCATTATATTTTGTTTTTATTGAATTTGCTACGTCTTCTTTCGTAGCATTGCCGTGGACTATTTTTAATTTTACTTCTTTTGGTGCATATAAGAATTGTGGCACATCCCATAATAGATGTTGTATTACTCCTGTAGCTTTCGCTATTGCTTGAGTCTCCATAGGGAATCGGCTAAACATCCTCTCAATAGACACGACATAAGGAGGATATTTTTCTATGATGTCGCTCATCCATAAAGATATCATATGAAGCTTTAACGCATTTAGGTGTAGGTTTTTATGTTCTTTCGTAGCGTATATTTTCTCAGTATTAAAACTGTCAACAAAGACAAATTCTTTCTTTTCTAGATCGTATATGGTTACTCCTGTATCCTTTAAGGATATGTCTAAACCATATAGAAATTTACCTTTAGTCATTTCTTACTTTTTATCTTCTTTTGCTTTGTTGTTGTGGCATGAGAGATGAAATAATTCCTCATCTTTTTCTACGAATAAATTATCTTCATATATGTTTTCTTCACAATAAGGGCATACACATAATACTTCTTTTTTAACGAATGTGTGGATGCGGTTCTTTACATTTTTATCTTTCATAATCAAAATCCTCTCTATAAACGCAAATAAACTAGGCAGTAATTTCTACCACCTAGATTTATTATATCATAATCTTTTGCTAATGTCAAGTTATTCAACACTTACATTTCTGTGCTCACATGTTGACGTTGTGGACTACTTCTAATTATCTTAGCTTTTGTCAGATGCCACTCTAAAACATTAGGATTTCTCTTCCATTTATTATCTTCCATTTTCCATCCTTCTTGCTGTTCGATATCTACTACTTGTATAACATCTCCAACATACAACATCGGCTCGTCATCTTTCCAGAATTGCTTCTTGTTAATTTTAACGGTAAACTCTTCGCCTGTCTTAATCTTGTAAAGTAATACTTTTGGTGTGTACTTCTTATCAATCTCCATAACTAAAGCGTAAGAAGGACTTACAGAATCCCATACAGAAACAGCGTAACCTAAGTTTTCTTTTTCAAATGCAATCTGTTCGTACAATTCGATCTTACGTGGAGGATTATTTTTCACTGCAATTTCATATTCACGAAGATTCTCAAGACGTTGTGCCTTAGAAGCATCAGAAAGTTTGTTATCGTATTTCAATGGTCGTTTGATTGTCTTAGGCGTTTTTCTTACTTCGCCTGTTCTTTTCATAACCTTAGTTTCGATTATTTCTTTATCTGCAAACTCTGGATACAATTCGAAATTCGCTTTTCTAGGCTTGCCGTTTTCATCATCCTTTGCAACCATTGTTGTATAGATTTCTAACAAAGCTTCTCTAGTTCCAAATTCCTTGAAGAAGTCTAATCGTATTAAAATTTCCATTTGCTTAGTGTTGGCGGATGTTTGCAATATGTCTACCAATAGACCAACCCAATCATTTCTATCATAGTAATTTTTAGATAGTTCAAATAGCTCTTCTGCAACTTTCGCACTAATAAATTTAATAGATGAGATACCTTTATAGATGTTGTTATTATCTCTGTTGAAGCTATAATACGCTCTAGACTGACCAAATTGAATAGGCTTAATTTCAATACCTCTCATTTTAGCGTAACTGATAATCTCAGATGTCTTCTCCTTGTCTCCCTCTTGCAAGTTAAGATAAGAAGATAAAAATTCTAATGGATAGTAATATCGTAACCAAGCACCAATATATCCAATGTAACTATAAGGTTGTGAATGATTGATAGAGAATCCATAACGACTAGCATCATCGATAACCTGTAAGAAAGATTCTAAGATTTGTAATGCGTGTTCCTCAGATTCATCATACACTTCTTTCATGAAGCTAATAAATCCTTCACGTACTTTAGGTAAGTATTGCTCAGTACCTTCTTTCTTAGAAAGCCCTCGTCTCACCGTATCAGAATCCGCTCCAGTGTGTTTACAGAAATCAGTCAAGAATAACATGATTTGTTCTTGATATATTAAATAACCCAAAGTAGGTTTTAAAGAATCATTAAGTGCGTGATGTCCATTGTCTTTAAATATACCCTTTGCTAATTCATATCTGTACGATGCTCCAGAAGGTCGGATAGCTCCATTAGCCATAGACAATAAATCAATATAATCAACATCGCCTACGTTGTTCTTAATGTAGTCAAGAGTTTCATCGCTAAACAACTGTTTTAGATAATTGAATCCCAAATCACTCTCAAATTGGAATATACCTAATGTCGATTCACGCAACGACTTCCAAACTTTTTCATCGCTTATATCGATATTGTCTGGTGTCAATCGAGTTATTCCTGCCTTTTTGCAAGTTTCGTTTATTAACTCGATATTATCTAATCCTAAGATATCTAGCTTTACATAATTCTGACCATCCAATTCTTTCATATTTACAGATGTTACACGATATTTACTTTCTTTTGTATACAGAGTAGATACATTAGTGTCTAAGTCAATAGGAGATACTACGAATCCACTAGGATGACTACCCATAGACTCTATAACGCCACTCAACAAATCAACATATTCAAACATTTCTGGATACTTTTCTCTAAACTTCTTGTCAATGTGGTCTTTTCCGTTGAATGTCTCTACTGATTTAGCTATAGTATCTACTACATCTAACGGCATGTCCATCCCTTTACCAACTAATCGTATTGATCCTTTTAGGGCTTTTGTATTGAAAGTGATAATCTCTGCAAAATCTATTCCTTCTAAAGTTGACAAATAATCTATAACCTCTTGTCTACGAGTTGGAGGGAAATCTATATCAATATCCGCTAATGAAATTCTGTCTGGATTCAAGAATCGGAAGAAGTTTAGTTTATGCTTAATAGAGTCCATTTCTGTGATTCCTAAAACATATGCTATTAAACTACCATTCACAGAGCCACGACCATACCCTTGATAAATATCTTTTGAATGACACCAGTCAATGATATTCTTTTGTAATAACATATAATCTACTGTATCTAATTTTACGTATGTATCAAATTCTTCTTTTATTCTGTTGAAGTATTCCTTCTTTTTGTCAGCAGGAAATTTATTAATTCCACGTTTTACAACGCCTTCATTAATCATTTCTTGAAACACTTCTAGTGGCTTGTCGTACATCTTTGGATACTTAGGAGTTCCATCTAAAGTGAACTCTTCAACCATGTCAGCCATTACGTTCGTATTATGTATAGCTTCTAAATATATATGTCTTGGTAGAGCACCCTGCTTTTCAAACATATCAACTAGCTCTGGATATGATTTAAAAGTTAAATCAAAAACATCTTCATCGCCATAACTAGCACCTTTAGACTTCAAGTACAACTGTCGTGCTCTTGCATGTTCTCTATTAAGAGAGTGAGTATCTGTCCCTGCAATCAGAGGAATATTTAACTCTTTAGACAATCTCATCAACATCTGATTGAATTGCACTTGCTCTGGATGACTATGGTATTGCACTTCAAAAAACATACGATGCTTATTTCTAGCCATCCAATTTAATAAATCTTCCAACTCTCTCTTAGCATTCTTATCTTTTACTCCAAATTCTCCATATGCTCTATTCTGTAGTCTCCACAAAGGAGAGGCTAAGCAAGCGGATGTCATAAGTATGTTATCTGAGGTATTTTTAAGCTCATCAAATGTCATCCGTGGATTATAGTAATAGTGACCATCTTTCTTAAAAGAGTCAGAAGTCATTTTGTTTAATTCCATTACACCGTCATAGTTTTTAGCTAACAACATGTAATGGAAATTATCTCTTTCTAATATTAGCTTTCCTGTTTCTTCGCCAAACTCATCTCGCTCTTTGTCGATTTTTTGAGTTAAGTAAATCTCATTAGCGTGGATGTATTTCATTCCACGCTTTTCAGTATCCTTCTTCTTATTAATCCAGTTCATTACACTACCATGTTCACTTATTGCGAAAGCAGTCATACCTAATTCTTGAGCTTTATCTAGGTAGTCTGTGTATTTTGTAATTGAATCTGCACCTGTACCTGCGGTAAGATTCGACAAATCACTATGGTCATGATATAATACGTAGTTATCCGTCACTTACTCATCAACTCCAGTTTTTGAATTTCTTTCATTCGTTTTATGACAATCTCTTTGCTGTCTAAGTACTCCTTATCTCCGAAAGCATCGTGAAGCATGTTTAAATCATTTATAACATCTAAACATTCATCGATAGTTTTAAATGTGGTGTAATCGACAATGCTCTTGTCTATTTTAGACTCATGAAAATCTCTGCTATCATTAGCAATTCTTACGAAGTCTGGCACACCATACAATCCCATATCTTCTCTATCTTTCTTAATGATATGATGAAGCATTTCATTATTGACACTACCTAATCTTGAATGGATAGCTAGTTCATCATATTTTACAATCTCAAAACTCGCATCTTCTTGTACTGGATATATCTGCATAATCTCATAATCCTTATCTTCTGCGACTTCATCAGTTAGAAATTCTTGATACTCAAGGAAATCAACAACCATAAAGATTTGAGTTCCGCCCACTTTTTTCAAGTAGACGGCATCTCCTATGTTAAACCAATTCATAATAGCACCCTCCTTAATTTTATTGTTAAATTAATTATACCACATAACATCAAATAAGTCAACGGTTTATACTATTATTAGTTGCTATTGTAACTTTGTTAAAAACTATGTAATTGAATTAAATTCTTATAACAACTAAAACATACTGATTCATACTTTTGTTCTTTATTTTCAAAGTCTTCCACATTCACAGATTCGCCATCTTTTTGAATTTCTCCGTTTAGATATAGAGTGTGATGTGTGGCATAATTATTACAATGATCGCATGACATATCTAAAGTAGTCAATCTAAAACCGCACTCCATAGCTCTTCTAACAGGTTCAAACATCTTGCCATTATAAGACATCATAAGTCCATAAGCGTAGATGTCAACATTGAAAGATATAGATATTTCAGCAATCATCTCTACCTGTTCTACTGTAAAGAATTGTAATTCATCTATTAGTATTACATCTGGACTTTCAATCAATGTTGCTTCAAACATAATAACTCCATCGTCATCTTTTGGCACTACGATAGCAGGTCTTTTAATTGGCAAAGCCCTAGAGACAACGTTAGCACCATCTCTAGTGTCTGTTTCTGGTTTGAATGTCAATACTTTTTTACCTTGTTCGTCTAGTAGATAACCTTTCATAATTAACTGTGCCGACTTTGCCGATTTCATAGTTCCTAATATTAAATCTCTAACTCTCAAATCTCTAGACATAATAACTCTCCTTGTTTATAGAATTTCTTCAATAAAAAATTCAACATTCTTCTTAGCTTCTCGATTATACCAATCCAATGCAAACGGTTCGTATTTAATCTTATGAATCTTTATTAGCTCTGTCATGTCTAATATTGGATTCAAGTTATACAATTCAAGAGCAAATTCTTCCGCATATTTCAAAGCCTCTTCCTTACTGTCGAATTGCATATTTTTAACTTCATTAATTTTATAATTATCCGTCTTAATGCTCGCATAGATATTAAATCTTCTACCCTTTGCAATTCCAGTATACTCCGCCATTAAATCTTCAAAAGCCTCTACTAGTAGTGAGTTAATATCATTACCATATTTGCACCGTTCTTTGTTGATAGAGAATGACGGATCGAAAATCACATTAGTATATGTAAGCTCATTAATAAATTGAGAGTAGTCATGTAATGTTAAGTCTCTCATTTCTAAGACCAACATAGTGTTGTCGATTCGCTTAACCATCAATTCATCTTCTTCCGTCAGTGGTTCTAATAATAAATGCTCTTCGATTGCTCTCTCTACAGCATGTTCAATAGCCGAAAATTCTTTTAACAATTTCTTTAATGGTGTTGGACAGTCGCCTACATAAGCTTCTGTAAAATCGTGCTTAAACCAATGTAATTTTTGTAAAGTTGTATATCCTAGTTTTTCAGCTAATTTCAATCCTAAATAAGTATGTTCTCCAACGCTATAAGGTCTAATAGAATGTCCTAAAAATCTATTAATATTAGGCAAAGAGTGTAGAATATCTGGAATATGAATACTGTCTTTTTTAATGTTTAAATAATCAAAGTTTCTTCCTGTGTTCGTTACTAACATAACATCACTCCTAAATAAGTTTATAATTTATTATATCATTATTTTTTACTTTTGTCAATAAAAAAATGATAGATTTCTCTATCATTTTTTAGTTTTTATTAAATTGCTTCTAAGCTTTCTGACAACTTTTCGTATTCTTCTTCTGTAATAATATCATACTTCTTTTCTGGCTTTAACATGATATCGTCAGCCACACCAAGGAGTACTGCTTTCTTTCCAGAGAAGAAGAAGTCTCTTTTTTCTTTACGTATTTTAGCCATATGTTCAGCATTAATTTTAGTCTTATCTAAGAATATACTGTCGTACATTTCTTGAAGAATATTAGCCTCCTTAATGCCGTCTTCATGGTCTTTGATATGACCTTCATTGCCATAGGCTACAGAGTGATACATAAATCTACAGAATCGATGTGCAATTCTAACGTCTCCAGAGATAAAGATCGCCAAAGCCATAGATGCTACAACTCCTAAACCGTAAGTGATAATAGGAGTGTCTGACATTTCCATAGCACCAATAATGGCATTTCCTGCCGTAGCAGAACCGCCTCCACTATTGATAAACATTTCGATAGGCTTTGGTTCGTAAGTATTGATTACAGACATTTGTTCATCGTAATCATTAATTGCAGTAATAATGCTTACAATTTCTCCTGCCAAGTTATCTGTAATTTGCTCTGAAATAATTATTTTTCTACTAAACTCTTGTGCTTCGACCATATGGCGACACCTCTTCTTTTATGATTTTACCAACTTTTCAACTCTTTCATATGTTGCAATTGTAAAAGAGTACTTGTGTGATTTGTTAGCCTTATTGGGCTTTACGTTGGTCAACTTCCAATCTTGTACCCCAAAATTGGGGAAGTAAGTAGTCGCTTTGTTACTTGCGTTATGTACATGTGTTAATATTAACTTTTCAGCATATGGAATAAATTGACGATATACTTCACCGCCACCTATTACATAAACATCTTCTGTTAAAGCTTTTGATAAAACTTCCTCTATAGAGTTAATTATTGTAACTCCATCGATACTTAAAAGAGGATCTCTAGTCAACACATAGTTATCTCGATCTTTTAGAGGTTTCTTTTTTAATGAGTCATATGTCTTTCTTCCCATAACAACCGTATGACCTTTTGTTGTCTTTGTAAAGTGAGCCATATCTTTAGGTAGATTGTATAGTAAATTACCTTTTTCATCTCCGATACCGTTATTAGTATCAGTCATTGCAATTAAAATAATTGGCATTAATCCGTCTCTCCTTCTTCGTACTCTATAGTGAAGCTTTCTCCTTTTTTACCTGCCTCCCAAGCCATACGTAATATCTCTGGAATGTCGTAGCAGTCTGAGAAGTTCTCTGACAGAGTATTATCTTCTGGAAATTCAGAGTTATGCACGCTGAATTTAGTTGCATCGTTAATAGTAATTTCTAATACCTCATGCAAACCATTGCAACTGTTCTCTCTTAATACTGTTACTCTCATATCTGTTTCCTCCTGTTGTTAAATTCCTAGTTCAAATTTCAATTGTGGAATACTAGGCTTATAGTCAATTAATTCGAAGTCATCTACGGTTATTTCATAAAAGTTAGTGCCGTCTGGTACATTCAACTTAAAAGTAGTTTGCATGTCAGAAGGCGTTCTTTTAATTAACTCTTTAGCTTGTTCAAGATGTCTTGAATATACATGAAGATTTTGTACAAAGTGAGAAAACACTCCTACTTGATATCCACAATGTTTTGCTACCATCATCATAAATGCTACATATTGCATTTTATTAATGTGACCTGCTACCAAATAGTCAGAAGATCGTTGAATCAAAGTCATGTCAAGAAACATAATTCCATTCACTTTTCTAACAGAGAATAAAGTAAGAAAAGCACATGGTAGCAATCCGTCTGTTTCACTAAAGTTATCTTCTTGCCATAATGATATAATATGTCGTCTGCTATATGGATCTTTTACAAGGTTAGTTAGCAACTTGTTCATTAAGTCATATCTATCAACAGTTGCTCCATATCGAAGACCAATAGTATCGTCCTTTTCCTCACCATCTCCAACTTCCCATTCTCTCCACCACATGATGCCGTATTCCCCTTCTAGTCTTGACAGGTTGGAAGTTTGGTCTTGATAAATCCATCTAATCTCGTTGATGCCGTTTTTGATAGCAATCTTTCTTAAGCTAGTTAGAGGCATTTCACCTTTGCTTAAATCATATTTCTCAAACACTTGCGTTATGTATACTGAATGTGCAGGCTCTCCGTCACTTTCATATCGAGGGCGTGGGTTTTCGTCCCAACACCCATTTTCTAAGATTTCTCTGATATTCTCTTTGAATAAATCATCTGCTTTTTTCATTTAATTTAACTCCTTATTTCTTGCTGTTTTTACTCCAATGTTCAAGAGTTTCTTTTATGCTATCTTTTTTCTCTCCAGTCTTAATCAATGGTCGTTTAGCTAAAATAACAAGACTCTTAATCGCTCCAAGTCCTCCAAATAAGAAATAATATCCTAATGTATTAAGAGCAACTCCAAATAATTGTGCCATTCCTGCTATTACTACTCCTTGAAAACCAAACAAACTTAAAATCCATCCACCTAATAAACTAAATGCGATTGAAAACATATTATCATTCTCCTTTTATTTTAATTTAATTTTATATACAGTTACACTTCTATCAGTAAATTGACATTTCTTTTTGCCAACAGTTTCTACTAGTCCACTAGAGATTAATTCATTGAGTCTAGGGTGTACGCTATTTCTCTCATTGAATGCCACTAATCCTTGATTGTATAGTGCTACAGAAAGCTCTTTAGCGGTTGCTCCATTGTTGTAATTAGCAAGACTTTCATATACTAGCTTTTGTCTATCTCCTAAGAAAGTATATTCGTTTGACTTCTTGACCTTATCAACAATCTTCTTACTTATTTGACTTATATCAAAATTAGGTAAGATTTTAGAAATATCCATATCGTCATCTCCTATTCTATGTATTCAAAATTTATTCGTAAAACATAACCTTTGCCATCTTCACCTTCATAATATTCATGCTCTGAATCACAAGACATGCAGAATGTAGTAAATTCATCCACTAAGTTATTCTTTCTACTTCCACAACTAGGACATATATCAAGAGTAAACTCGCCATCAATCCTAGTATAAACACTCTCTTCACTAGGTTTCTCCTTGATGGCTTGACCAAATTTAACACATGCTTTTTTAACTGTATTTGCATTAATATTTAACTCTCTTGCAATGTCGCTTCTAGAAGCACCGTTGATATCACGCTCTGCTACAATCTTTTTAAATTCATCGTTGAAGGTATTCTTTGTACGACTTTCATCTTTATATTTTAGCAACTCTTCTATTACGTTATCTTCGCTCAGCCCAAGCATTTCAGAAATAACTTGTATTGAGTCTCCGCTAGAGTAAGATTCTAAAATTCTATCTAATGTCATAACTGTTGCAACCTTCCTGTATGATTATTGCTTAGATTTATATAAATCACTCGCCATCTTTGAAACTACTTTCATATCAGTCTTTCCTTTTAATTTACTTGACAATTCTTTAATAGCATCTCCGATTTTACCATTAGATGCAATAATAGAATCAACAACCTGTTTTACAATTTCAGAAGCTTCTTCTAATGTAAGTTGCTTTGGCAAGTAAGAGAATAGCAATTCTTTCTCTGCGTTTTGGCTTTCTACGCTACGACCTACCGCAACATATGATTCGATCTCTTTATCTAATTCTTTGATACTCTTAGAGATAACAGATTCAACTTGTTCATTAGTCAAAGTGGATTTGTTTGCAATCTGTTCTTTCTCAATCTTAGCTAAAAGTAATTGCAATGTAGCACGTTTAGCCTTGTCTCCACTCTTCATAGCCTCAATACGATTTTGTTTAATTTTTTCTAACAACATAACATCAAATCCTCTCGTTTAATATATACTAAGTATATCATTATTTTTTATGTTTGTCAACACTTTTTAAAAATTAAACACTTTATATTTTTCTATAAAGTGTTTAATAGTAATTACTTGAAATGAATTTTAACTTCTTCGATAATGCTAAACTCTAACTCTTCTGTTTTTCGCTCTAATCGTTTTCCGATTAAGAATACGTCAATCAAAGCCCAGATTCCAAGACCTCCAAGAGTTAGAAGTTGTCCTATGCCAACTCCAACATCGCCTAAGTAGAATCGATGTCCTCCAAATATTCCTAAAAACCACCAAAGCAGATACATTACAACTTTGTTCTTCTGTTTCTTTTCTAGTTCACTCTGCACAATAGATAATTGCTCAGAAGACAGTTGTCTTTTTAAGAAAATATTATGACTCATAATAAAGACCTCGTTTCTATATGTTTTTTTACTACATTAATAGAATATCATAATCTTTATCTTTTGTCAACTATTATTTAATCTTTTTACCATCTTTAAATCGTTGGATGTTGCTAGGTTTTTCTAGGGTAGCCATATGTTGTACAATCTTTACTTTAAGCAACATTAACTCATCGGTTTCTTTGTCTTTATTAATATAAAGACTAGGGTGACGGTCTTTCATCTTATAGTTTAATGAAATGCTACCGTCAATTAAGTCTCTGAGAGTCTCTAGTTCATAAAATGTAAAACTGTTTAAGTCTATCATGTATCCACCTCTTATGATATTATCCGTGTAGGATTTGTCGAATCTCAGCAAGCGATTGGTCACGCTTTAACTCACCATCTTCAAATACTGTTTCAAGAAGATTAACAAACGATTTCTCCAATTTTGCTTCTGATTCTTTAGTAAGACCATCTTGGAAGACAATATTAGCACCTGTAGTCTTGGTGACAAATACTCGCCCACGCTGACTACGCTTAGTGCCATCATCAGTCTTAGGGTCTTTAAACAGTAATTTCTCTTCGCCATTTACCTGTGTCCATGTAGCTTTGATCGCCTGTCCCCAAGTATCTCTAGTTACGTATTGGTAAGTATAACTTCCGATACCTAGTACAATATTGGTTGATGCAAATCCTTTAGCTTCTAATCTACTCATAATTGTTTCAGCACGCTCTAGAGTAATAGAATCTCCATAGATTGCACCAATATGAGGGTCTAGTAATTTATATCCTTTATCAGTGATTATACCACCAAAGATATCCCACAATGCTTCAATCAAACCTTTTCTTTCTAATTCAGTTTCAGCATTTGGACTACCGCAAATGATATCCTCTGGTGTTCCACTATCTGGTCGAATAACAATTCGTCCATCACGATTCATAATTTCATTTTTAAGTCGTGGAAGGGTTTCTCCGATTACTTTCCAGAAGTCATAAGTATCGGATACGATAGATAAGAATCCGCTTGGCACTCTATTTAAAAGATGTTTATAAGCATCATACTCATCTCGCTCGCCATCCGCAAGAGTTAATGAAGACATGATAGAATGCTCTGTAGCAACAATACTAACGCCTACAATTTCTTTCTCAACATCTGCATTGTAATAGTTTTCAAGATAAGAAATAGAAGGAATGCTATCAGTACCATAAGATGATAATAAGTGACCTGCTCCACTAGACATTGCAGACTCTAAAGAAGACATTCCACGCATACTGAAATCATGTGCTTGAAACTCTACTCCATCTGTATTACCAACTGTTTTCATAGCATACTCATTTAATATTTTACGATATTGATATGCAGTAGTGGCAGATGTAATCGGCAACCAAACCTCGGTAGAAATTAAAGTCTCTAAATAGTTTGTAAGCCAGAAAAAGTTATTATGAGTATTTTCGATTGTTAATACAGGCACTTTGACTGGTGAAAGAGTTCCCTCTTTTAAAGCTTTGAGTCGGATAGGTAAATATCCTAAATCATGCAATTCAGCAATATGAGAAGCATCTGGATTCTCTACTCCTAAAGCATACTTGATAATTCGTACATACTCAGCGATCACATCCGCTTTTGGTCTACTAAAGAAGTATTCGTTGAAGTAGTTGATTAAATATTTCTTAACGAATCCTTGAATACCAAATACCACAACTTTATTTGCAATTGGGAAGTATTTATTACTTCGTGGTGTTAGTGTACTATAAATTCGTTCTGTTCCATTGGGGTATAAATCCTTATGTCCGACCTTATAGAAATCGCAGAGTAATGTTGGTGGTACTAAGAATTTTTCTGTTGTTTTTTTCATATTTGTAATCTCCCTTTTGTTTGTTTTTAGTTTTTATAATTTTATATTATCCGTTTAATACTTCTTCGATATTATAGATTTGTAATTGCTCTTTAAATTTAGCATTCTCCCAATTTCCTTGCTCTGTTAAAATCGTGTCTGTTGTGAATACTTTATCAACATGGTCAAATAGCTCACCTTTGAAGATACTGTTTTCAGCATGTGCCACTAGTAAATAGATTTTCTCAAAACCTTCCGCACGTAAGCGTTTAGCACTATGTACAAAAGTTCCTCCATAAGACGATAAATCATCAACAATTATAGCAGTTTTTCCTTGCTTGTCTTTGTTTCCAATTAAATCTAATCCTTGGATTTCACCTGTTTTAAAATCTCTTACCTTATGACCAATTAAAACATTGTCTGTCTTCATATTTTTATACCTCCGTGATGCACCTAAATCTGGAAACATGATATAATCTTTCTCTATATCAAATCCAACCTCTTCCATCACTTTAGGCAATAAGTCAAAGTTGATAAATTTAGATTCAACGTTATTTAGTAAAGCAGGAGTAACGTCAGAATGAGGTTCAATAACTACGACCTTACTAAAATTCATTTCGTTAATGAAATTAGACACATACTTTAACGTAAACGGAGATCCCTCTTCACTTCTATCCATTCGACTATAAGGCATGTAATAGATTGTCAGTTTAACTGCATCTATTCCAAAGAATGAATCTAGATAATTTTTTACAAACCGTAGTTTAATCAAATCTGAATCGTCTTCGAATTTGAAATGTATCTTTGGAAACATTAGCGGAATACCTTTTTCAATACTGTCATGTACTAATTTTGTTTCTCCGTTTGGAAATTTCTCGAATACAACTTCTTTACCGTTTACTTTAATCATTTGTCTTACCTCCGTCTTTTAATTTATTCCCCACTGATATCAAAGCCCACGATAATAAAACTATAATAATACTACTAGTAATCATCGTTAGTATTAATGGTGTAAGCATTCCTGCAATTGCAAATATTAAAATTTCTAAAGCATATATAAAAGCTAAAGTTGGATAGAAGTGCTTTGAATTAATGACCTTATAAAGTTTTTTAATAAATTTCATTGTCACCATCTCCTTTTCTATATACTTAGTATATCATTATATTTTGTTTTTGTCAACAGTTTATTTACTTCTTTTAAATAACTTTTTAAACCATGATTGAGATTCTTTTTCTATCATTTCTTCTACTTCTACTTCCATTCGTTCTTTATGCTCTCGATAAGCTCTCTCCGCAATCTCCTTGCTCTTCTCTGTTTTATCATCTATAATTCTTTCGATAATATGAGAAGTAGAGTATATGAATAGATTCTCAGTAGTCCTAATACGCTTTGTAATTGTAACATGCTCATCTATTTCATTAATATATATACTATCTCCCACTTCCATTATAGGCAGTGTTAATATTCCTTCCCATAACTTTTCTTCTCCTACTATATTGTCATATTCATAGATGCGAGAATCTGCATTATAATCATAACAACGATGGTAATTCATGTGTGACATAAAAAACATACCACTATATCTTCCATATTCGTACATCTTCCTTACTTTCATACCATTTATTATTGAATTATATGTTTGATTCATTTTGTTTCCTCCTGTATAAAATTCCTATTTTATCAAGTATTCTACATGCTTAAAATCACCTCAAAAGAGATGATTTTAATTTTCGTAAATTACCTGTTTTAGCTTAAACCATATCATACAATCGAAATCTGATAAATAATGAGATTTATCTAGGTCATCTACTATGTATTGTCCATCATTGTTTTCATATACAAAATATTCTTTTCCGCTTGTTATGTTTACTGGATTACTACAGTTTAGGACAGCTATTAAAATATGATTAGTTTTGTTTCTTTCATATTCTTCCATTTTCTTTGCCTGCCCAATTATCCAAGACAATAAATCATAATCCTCTGTAGAGAAGTATACTGGACTGTCGAGCGTATAGGCGAATTTAATATAATCTAAAAATAATTCGGCATCTTTAATCTTATCGATATTATTCTTCATAATCTCAACTCCTTATATACACTATATCATTATTATACTTTCTTGTCAACAACCAAATCATCTCCTATTTTATCGGCTTTGTAAAAATAAAATATCCTTTAGTTGAATTATTGCTTGACAAATTTGGATCTGATTCTACGTCTAAGATCTCTAAGTCGGTATTTTCATTTAAAAACGTCTTATAACTTTTAGGAAAGTCCATATTAGAATCTCCTCGTTCTATATAATAAAGATTACCATCTATCAAGGTAGTGTATGCGGATATAGAATTTTCACCAACGTTGTCTACATTAGTATACGGTTCGCCTTGACATCCAATTAACATAAATGCAGAAATCATTGTAATTGCTATAAGTTTTTTCATCTAGTCATCTCCTATTTTAAAAATAGTCTCTTTATTAAATTTAAGTCTTTATTTAATTCGCTTCTAATTCTAGTCAGTCTTCCGCAAAATTCACTATTAGTTAATACAGTTTTACTAGGGTCTTTCTTGCCCATTGAATGCGTTAGAGTTGCTTTGCCTGTGGCTAATAGAGCTTTGCAAAACTTATCGTTCTTAGCCAGTCGATCAAACGCTTTATCTAAGAGTTCTTGATAACGATCACTGTGACGGTCAATTTCTTCGCCCTTCCAGTATAATGTCTGAGTACGATACCAATTCTTTTTCTTGCCTTTAAACTTGGCTTGCTTGCCAACCAACGTGCAAACGTGTATTTGCATTTCTGGATTAGAATATTTTAATGATTGCAAAAAACCTTCCATTGAAGCACATTGAACTCCATCAATCTCAAAATTATGAGGTGAAAAGTTGCTAAGTGCTGATTCTGGATATCCATTACCGCTACCTATGTCCATATTTATCTCTCCTTTATAGTTCATCCTTTTAATGATTTTAAGAAATCTATGTCATCCTCTATCTTTTTTAACTCTGATTTTTTCAAAGTCAATTCTTCGTCTAATTTTTTTAATCTATCAAATTCAAGAGTCCATCTCCAAACGTCATTTTTTATATAACGCCTAATCATAACTCCTTTAAGCCATACTTGTAGGTATAAAACTTTATAAGGTAAATCGATATTAATATTAAAAGCAAACACTTTATCTTGCCCTGCATATAATGTATCTTGCTCTTTTTTGTCTATTTTTGTTCCGATTACAACATATGTTTCTTCCATTATTATCACTCACCTTTTATTTTTGTTAAAGATTCTACCTTGCATAAATCCCAATACGTATACAAACACTGAATATAAGACGAATACAATCACTGGAAGTGCAACCATAAGTTCTTCCTCTCTATGTAATTAGTTTTTATAAATCTATAATCTAGTTAAATCGAAAGGAGTAGCTTCTCTTTGTGCTATGATAGCAAATAACTCCTGTTCATGACTGTCATTAAGACATTGGTATGTTGCAATACTTTTAACCATCTTCATTCCAAAAACATTTATAAATTCTCTTTTGCTATTCCAATAAATGCCTTTATCACCGCATCTAGGACATTTGTTTTCGTTCACACGCCAAACGGTTAAATCCATTACATCATCTCCAATTCATAAAATTCAGTTTTTATCTAATTGTCATTCTTTCAATGTGAAAAGGATAAGTACCTTCTGAGTATTCTGCACAAGTTTCACAATCGAAACAATTAACTTTAAAGCCTAAAGGTTTTAGCTTTTCGTTAATGTAGCTTTTTTCTTCTTCGGTTATGATTCGTTTAATACTTCCTTCAACAGTACAATTACTCTTTTCACTCATAGCTTCATCTAGAAAGCCTTGCAAAGCACTATCTAATTTCATATGTCCACCCCATTCATAAAATTGAGTTTTTATACATTTGTGTCTTTTATTCTAATTTTCAATATATCCAATGTATCTATAACTCCTTGTGCGAATCCTTCTCCCCATGCACCATCATAAGGGTCAACATCAATTAATTCTAGCAACTGTTTTCGTTGTTCTTCTGTAATCTGCATATTATCACCCTTTCATAAAAGTAAACTTTTATCTATCATAATCCTTTACGATTACTTCTGCTTCATCAAGCCATTCACTTATATCGCCATATGAATCGTGAGGAATATCGCCATGCGACCTTAAATCATCGACTTCATTTCTAATATTGTTGATTAATTTTAATAATTCACCTATCATATTGTCACCCTCCATAAAAGTAAATTTTTATCTATTGTTTCCATCTGTCTAATTCGTCTTGATAGTTAGAAATTACAGTATCGAAGCCATTCGACAATTTACCTATCACATCTTTACGATGAATATCTTCTGTCCAAATACACTTAGGAAACCAATACTTCCTAGGTTTGTACAACTTATATTTGTACATTGGCGTTATAGAATCTCCCCAAAATGACACCTTGATTATAAACCCTTTATATTCTTCTTTCATTGTCATCACTCCTGTTTAAAATTAAGATTTTATCAATGTGCAGGTACGAATTTATTACGGTTTAACTCTTCTATTTCCGCTTTCAATCTAGCTACTTCTTCATAATGCTCTTTGATTTCCCATAAGTGAGGTTCAATTGTAGTCTTTGCTGAATTGAAATATCCTGCATATCGTGGATATCTAATTCTTCCTTCTTTGAATAATGGGATGAAATGCTTTTCAGTTTCCATAGCTTGTCTAAGCTTTTTCTCTGGCGTAGCATCTCGTAGCGTTCCGAAATTGTGCTTTCTGTCAGAAGTCTTCAATAATAAAGCTCTTACATCTAATAAAATAGGCTGTAGATAAGCTACCATATTCTCATCTATCTTATAGTCAATTCCTTCTTTTTTAGTAACCAAGTCCACCATAACTGCAACATTGCTATTAAATTTATCTTCAATCATTCGATTAGTTACTCCGTAGATATCTTCTGGTGCATCGTGCAATAACATTCCAGTAAGAATATCTTGGTTTCTTATTCCATGATTGAATAAATCTTGCGTGGTGGCTACGAGATGATAGTAATAGTGAGTGCCGTTATGCCTTGAGAATCCTTTTTCCGTACACATCTCTTCTATCATCCAATCCAAAGCTCTTAGTGAATCATCATACCCTAAATTAGATAATGACCTTTCTAAATGTCTAACTAAACTTTCACTCATATTCTCGTCCTCCCCATTTGCTTATATCTTATTATATCATTATTAAAAGCTTTTGTCAACAGTTTTTAAATCTTTTCTAACATTTTAACATCTAATGTCTTTGGATGTAGATGGGTTATATTTCTCTGTCTTTTGACCGCATATTTTACAGTTCCCCAAGTGCCTCCATCTTTACCTTCATCCCATACTGCTATAACAAGCTTAGCATTGTCAACCATCCATTTGTCTCTCACATGCATACACCAAGGGGTATAAGGCTCGTCTGAAACATAATATACTAAGTCTGCTTGTTTTATTACTTTATGATAAACCTCTATATCGTTTTTATTCCATCTAGAATATTGCTCTGCACATGGAATGGCACAGACTAGCTTTATGTGAGGGTATTTTTCTTTTAACTTAAGTACAATCTGTGCAGACCAAATATCAACACCAATAGCCATGCCAGTTATAAACGTATCAATTCCTCTTCTTTCGATCTTATCAATGATTGTCTCTTTTAACTTCATAAGCATCTTAACATTTTCTGGATGGCGATAATCATAACTAGGAAATTTATCTGGTCTATGTCCAGTGAAGCACAGAGTTTTATCGAAATTCATATCATAAACTGTATGTAGCATATTATTCCTCCTATAGAAAATGGTAGTTCAATTATGAACTACCATTTTTGTTGTTTATAATTTTTCCTTTACAATGACATTATCTTTAATGCTATATACTTGCATTCTGTCTCCGCCTAGATTGAATAATCCATTGTTATCACTCTGTAGCAAGGTTGGCTTTATTACTTTTGCAACTAGATCTTCTCCATCTTTCATTGATAGTATAGATTTATCTATCAGAATGTGAGTGGCGTAAAGAGCCTTTGCACCCTTTCCAATTGGATTAGAAGTAACTGTACTACCGTCTTTAAACGAAGTATAACCAATGGTATCTTGATTAATCTCTCTTCCTTCATCTAATAAATCATTGACTACTCTATTAAACATAACTTGTCTAGAGACTGTATTTTGTAAGCTTCCATTATCTAAATAAAATATAGACACTCTTTTTACGCTCATTCTTATCTCTCCTTTATTCATAATTAATATCTTCAATACCCTTGTCTGTACGTATTGATTTGAAAACAGGAAATCTCAATGAAGGTAATTCTGTCTTTTCGTCTTTACTTTCCTCGAAGAATTGGACTTCAATAATCTTGCCAACAATTTCGCTTGGATTTGCAATAAATTGTCTACGTTGCTCCAGTGTAAAGCCAGAGCCAACGCCCACGGAATTGCCTTTGTACTCAACATTTACACGACCTAGCAACCCTTTGAATTGTCCGTCAATAGCTTCTTCTATATCTAGTACAAGTAAATCAGCAGTCTGCATAGTTTTTACTTTTTGCAAACCAACAATACGCTTATTCTCATAATATCCATTAGCAGTATTGACCATCAGACCTTCGTATCCATCTTTCTCAACTTGCTCTAACAGTGTTGGAATTACGGATTTATCTGTTCCTACGTATAACACAGGGAGAATGCTGATATTTTTAGTTGATTGAATAAATTTAGATATCATTGTATCTAAATTATATCTTCTCTCTTCGTAAGTCTTTTCTGATTTTCCATTTTGAAATTCTGAAATAGATAGATAGTCAAAGATATGAAATTTCAAACCCTTTTTATCTCCATCTTTTCTTACGACTTTTTGCGTAGCTCTGAATAATTCATCAGATGGAAGGTTGTTTATATTGAATAATAGCAACTCACCGTCATAAACACCATTTGGTAAATTGGCAAATTGCTCTTCTAACTCTACCATCCCCTCAACAGGCTGTCCTTTGCGACTGAAAAACTTAACAACACTATTGTCTACAATTGCAACACATCTGTTTCCATCTAGTTTGAGAGTAACGTAGAATTTTCCAGTAACTTTGTCAGATTTCTTAGCGAATGATTCAGCTAACATTACTGCAAAACTAGGGATAGTTCCTTTGCCATAAACTTTATTGACCGTCTTTTCTGAGATGCCTAGTTTTAAATCTTTTGTTACAAACTTCTTTACAAATGTTTGCAGTTCTTCGCTTTCAAGACCTTCTATGTATCGCTGAATCAATGCTATATCTTCATCCCTACCAGTGTTACTTACAGAAAGATGTTCAATAATATCGTCCAAACTTCGGATAGGATGATATTTTTCACTAATACCGCTAACATCTTTATTCATTTTCTTAGTTGAAATACCTGTGACTATGTATGGATTTAGCAAGAAGATAAGAGCTTCACGGAAATCCATGTCGCCCTTATTATTCTTAAGTATCTGTTCTTTTGCTAGTTTTCCGCTCTGATTCTCTAAGCTAGTCATTATATTATATATATTATGTATATTCATTATACCGAAGCTCCTTTTTTCGTTGGGCGAGTAATCAACTCATCTACTAAGCCTAATTCCAATGCTTCTTCTCCTGTAAAAAACCAATCTATCTTTCTATCTCTTAGTTCTAATAGCTTTCTTTTCTTAATATCTGTTTTATCAACTAGGAAATTATCTAACATTTCTTGAAGCCTAACACTCTCTTCAACGTGTTGAATTTCATCCATTAGCTTCCCATGATGCCCACTAGTTAATTGATGTTGCATAAACGTAGCCAATTTGTGTGCAAATCTCTTATGACCTGCGGAGAAAATAGTTAAACCCATGCTCATAGCTTTGCCATAACAATATGTATGTATTGGAGTTTCGCTAGTCTCAATCATGCCTACTAGAGCCATTCCGCTATAGCAACTTCCACCAAAAGAATCTATAATTATTTTAATTGGTTGACGAATATATCCAACAGTAATTTTGCTTTGTTTGTCATCGTAGTCATTGAATTTACGAATACCTATAATCACATCTTTTATTGACTCTGCTGAAATTTCTTTATTTAATAGAAACTCTCTATCTGGAAGCATGTTTGGATTAATGTTGTTGTTTGTCATGATTAATCTCTCCTTTTTCTTTAGTGAGACAGAGTATCTGCCTCACGTAGAAATTCTAATTTATTGTAGAAATCTTCTCCTACACGTTCTTTTAGCTTTTCTCTATTTGCATTGTCGTCTAATAGATACATATGGAATTGGATAAGTATAGATACATCTTCGATGAATCTATCTTCAAAGTTCATTTGCTTCAAGAAGTTTACGGCAATTTGAGATCCAACACACTCATGACCAATGAATTGTGCATGTCTCATTTCTTCGCCCTTTCGACTAATGAAAGTCTTGCAAAACTCCTTGCCGATATCATGTAGCAATGCAGTCCAAAGCATTAACTCTTTATCTTCGCCATCGTAGTTATCTAAAACATGTTTATAGACATAATAAATATGTCGGCTCACCGATAAGGTGTGCCATTTTGAATCTTGAGACAAATCGTAGATTTTAAAGAAGTCTTCAAAGTAGGAGGCTAGAAACTTCATCAAATCATATCCTTCTCTACCTAGTAAAACCGCTACTCGAATCGCATCTGTAAACTGTTTTGGCAAATCGGTTTCAATAATCTCGTCTGTGTATTCGAAGATGATATTATCCCAACCCTCAGACTTAATTGGAATTTGCATAGTTTTATACATTCGCTCGATAACATCAACTGGCACTTTTCTATCTCGACCATCATTACGAATAAGAATCTCTTCGTATGGAGTTGCAACGTAGATAGCAATCTTTTTTACTGACTTTGGAAGTTGCTTAAGCAATCCTTGTCTTTTCTTTCGTGAGATATTGGTAGCATCATAGATTACACTTCTACCATTCTTCAAAGATTCCTTAGTTCTAGTAGCCATAGTTGCAAATACTTCACCATTGATATCTTGTCTATTGACATCTCCTGTTAGCTCTTCTCTAATTGCATCGGAAGAGATGTAGTCGATATCATCTCTCCCTTTCATTAGATCTTCTGCAACAGTAGATTTACCACTTCCTGCAATTCCTACTAGCATAATAAATTTTGATTCATTCATGTTATCACTCCTATTCTGCAGATTCAGCTTCTTCCATATCTAAAACATCGTCAGATTTAATAATTCCTTCTAGTACTTTGAAGTTGAAGTTCTTATGTTTCAAAGCTGTGAATTTTTCTTTTCCTTCGATTCGCACAATGATACCTTCACGTAAATGTGTTTTGCCAATAGGGTCAACACCATCTTCATACTTAGCAACTCGTTCTAATAAATCGTTATTTGTTGTATATGTGAATCTGTCTAACTCTGGTGTATATTTAACTCCCATTTGCTCACAACGAATTTTTACTAAATCTGTCGGATACTCTACAACATATCCATCTTCGTTAGTCATAGTCATTCGGTAAGCATAGATGTCACTTTGTCCAACCGCACAACCATATGTGAATCGAGTTTTATCGCCATATTGTTTAATAAACTCTTTATCTCTAGTTTTCTTATTATCACATTCTGGCATAATCAAACCGCCATCTTCTGTATATCCTACTACTTCATAGAAAATAGTTTCGCCTTTTTTCAATTTTCCTTCAAACAAATCGTGCCACTGTTTACGAAATTGATTGCCACCATAAAATCCGCCATCAAAGCTCTCAAGATTTACTCTTCGAGTACCTGTGGCTAACTCCCACTTATTCTGTTTAGGTAACTTGATGCCAACTTTTTTCAACAAATCTCTTAATTTAGATGTCTCTTTTTTAATAGTATTAGTTGTACGCTGAGAAGTACCATGCATTTTTAAAGTAATTACACATTGGTCGCCTTCTTTAAATCTATTAGTATTGTAAGCTAGTTGTGCAGTATCAATGTGTTGCTCAAACAAAGGATACAAATTCTCTTTCTTTTTAGCATTACCCTTAGTGCTTACAGTACCACCTTTAGCTTTGCCTTTAGGTACGTATTTCTCACAGATTAAGACACCGTTGATAGTAGAGATATTATCTCCTTCTTTTAACTTTGTAACATCTGTAAATTTAGAAAGGCTATTTACTGATAAAAATAAACCATCAGATTTTTCTCCACGCAATTTAAGACTAGTAATATGACGCTTTTCTGGATCTAAATATCCACCTTCATTACTTCCGCTAATACGTACTAAGTTGTTCTCTGTTGCAAATTCTACACTCAACTTTCCGTCAGTTGGGAAGTACACTCCTAAATCTCCAACCTTAACATCTAATCCAACGATAACATCGTTCCCAAATAATGTAGCAACTTGTAATCGGTCTGCGTTAGAATGCTTTCTCAATTCTTTAACTGTTGTAACATATCCACAATAACTCATTCAACATCTCTCCCTTTTATATGTTTCTTCTCTACTTATATTATTATATCATTATATGTTGCACTTGTCAACAACTAATCTATTATTTTATTAATTTTGATAAATCTAATCTTCCTTTAATCATTTCTTTAATCTCATCATTAGATAATTCTATACCTTTTTTTCTGTAATAAGAGATTAATAACGCTATGCTACCTGCTACCAAAGGCGATGCCATACTTGTGCCATTCATAATAGCGTATTTACCATCTTTATACGTACTTAATACTTCTACAGATGGAGCTAGTACATCATATCCATAGTTAGAGAAATCCGCAACATTACCATCTAGGTCTAAGCCACCAACAGATATTACTTCATTCATAGAAGCAGGATATCTAGAAGGAGAATTTATGTCATTGCCAACCGCACAAACTATAGTAACACCTGCCTCATAAGCTTCTATTATTCTCTGTATTAATATCTGAGGGATATAATGTTGCACTCCTAGACTAATAGATAATACATCTGCTTTTAGATTAATCGCATGAGTGATGCCATCCATAACATTGCTAATACTACCATTTCCATCTTTGTCTAGCACTTTTATAGCATGTAGTTTAGCCATCGGTGCAACACCTGTACGCTTGCCAACTAACAATCCTGCAACATGAGTTCCATGACCAAGCTCGTCAGATACGTCAAGGCTCTTTTCTATCATATTGAATCTACTAATAACTCTATCGCTAATGTCTTTGTGATTTACATCTACACCTGTATCCATTGTTACTATTGTAACGCCTTCGCCCTTTGTTTTACTATGAGCTTTACTAACATTTATAAAGTCTAATGCCCAACTATTTTGATCCTTTTTTAATCTGTCCAATACTTCAACCCTGTTTAAGTCTCTCATTTAGTAGCTCTCTCTTCTTCTATTCTCTGTTTTGCCATGATTGTATCATGCTGATACTTTAGTACCTCTATTTCTTTTTTGCACTTAGGACAATACATAACAAATAGTTCTTCTAGGTCATAACCTACTCCAGAATCTATGTCCTTCTTATGTGTGGTAAGAAGGACATATTTGTGCTTGCAAAAATATCGTCTAAGTGTCATAATTATTCGTTCTCCTTAACTGTAACAGTTCCCTCAAACACTCCAAATACTGAATCCGCTTGGAATTTATATTCCTTTGGCTCATATCCTTCTTCCATAGGCTCTGTAAGATACCATATGGTATCATCTTTCCAAGTTATATTGATAAGTTTTTCGCCTTGTGGCAATTCTACATCATAATCTCCACCAAAGCTTTTAGCTCCTATTTGACTACATCCTGTTGCTAACAATGTTGATGCGATTAATAATGTTAATATAATTTTTTTCATATTATAATTCCTCCTTGGTTTCTAGTTCCGATTTTAATGGTGCTAGTACTCTTAATTCAGATTTAAGACTGTTGTAGATTGGCTTAAACATTGGGTCTAAAACTTTCCAATCTGGCTTAGTGCTCATGATAACCCCTAATAACACATTGACAGAAGAGTAATTAACAATCCTGCCGTGTTTCGCAATTTGAATAGCGAAATCTAGAATGCGGAGTGAATGGAATAAGCTCTTTAGACCAATATATACCTCTCCATCTCTAATCTTCTTTTTGCATTTGACATAACTATTAGAAGCCACTGCCGAAAACTTTCGTCTAAGCTTCTCTAAGTCAAGGTCAAAATGTATAAGATATCTATCATCTTCGCTCTGAAAAATACATTCTAAAATATGTACATCATGCTCTTTAATCATATCTATAAATAAAGGCTCGCTATATACTGTGTAATCGGAGTCCTCATTTCTTACGTTGTAAGAAAACTTCTCTTCTGATTTAACAACTACTATATAATCTCTGTCGGAATTTATCGTTCTAGTACGATATACAGATGAGCCATATTCATACAGTCGAATAATTGGCTCTGTAATTCTTTCTTTTTCAATAAATGTGCCGTTGGCGTTATTCATGTTTATCACTCCCTTACATTCTCTCTGATAAGTAATCATAAGCTTTTTTAAGCTTTTTAAAGTTGGCTTCTAGACCGCCAACATCTGGATGATGTATTTTAGAAAGCTTTCTATATGAAGACTTTAAATCACTAGCAGTAAATCCATCTTGAAGACTCATAAGCTTCATAGCATTAACTCTATTATTGTCTACTGTTCTTTGTTGCGTATAGCTTTGTTGTCGTTGGTTCTGTTGTTGTTTTTGTTGTTGCCGTTGATTATTAATATGATCTCTCAATAGTCTTTCAAACAACTCGTCCATCTCTCTTTGTTTACGCTCTTCATCCCATTTACGTAGTTGCTCTTCATACTCTCTCATTCTACGTTGTTCTGCTTTCTCATACTCGACATATTCTTCTTCCTTTTTCTTTCTGTCTCTTGTAATCTTGCTATCTCTAAGATAGAATACATATGATGTATTTAGTAAAATGACAGGAATAAATAGAAATAAATATACAATAAGACTAGGAAACATTATTAATGATGAGATTAAATATGCAAACATAAATATAAATGGCGTTAAATTAATATAGAAAGCAGTGTTATCATCCATAACATCTTCATATATCTTAGGACTTCTTCTTATTACGTTGTAGTAAAATCTGAAAAATGAAAAAATAGGTGATTCAAATTTCATTTGCGTTCACTCCTTCTATTCGTGTTTTAGTAAGCTCTTTATATACCAATGTAACTCTAATTCGATATTTGCCATTCGAATATTACGCTCCAGTAATTGTTCTACAGATTCTTTAATTGCTTCTTTTGCTTTGTTTAAGATTGCAATATCTTCTTCGTCTAAGATATGTTTTCCATCGATCATAATTTCACCTCATTTAACACATCCGTAAATATTGGTCTTGCCTTGTTTATCTACGATTATATATTCTCCGTCAATCTTTTCACAATCATTTCTATTATCTTTATGCGACATTGATGACGCTATTACTAAAGCGAATACTACCGCAAAACCAAATGCTATAACTAATCCCACAGACATATAAGTATAGTCAACAGGTGTTTTATTCTTTTCTTTCCATTCTTTTAACTCACGTTTTTTTCTCTTTTGATATTCATATCCGTCTAGCATTTATGTTTCACCGCCATCCTATAATTTTCAACTGTATAAAAGAGTCGTTTTATCAATTTTTAAGTACCATATAATTCGAATTATATGGTACTTAAAGTGTTAATTTTAATATTGTTTCGCAATATTAATCAATATATCAACAGTTTTTCCACTTTTACCTCGTACATTTTTTACAACATAATCAAACTCGCCCTTATTAGAAATTTCCTCATCATATGTAGAAATTCTTCTCAATGCTTTTTCTAAAGAGTCGCCACGCAACAACATATTAGCCATGCAATCCTCTTTGCTCATATGTAGGAAGATCCCTACTGCATCTGGATACAATCTTTTAATCTGACTATAGCCATTGTATTCTGCAATAATAAATACATGTGCAGATTTATCCATTACTCTAGCAATCTCTTCATGAGAGATAGCATACTTGTAACCGTCATACTCTACATATTCAGCAAACTTTCCGCCTTTTAGATTTTCATCAAACGTCTGGTCTTTAACAAAATAATAAGTCTTCCCATCGATTTCACCTTTTCTAATAGGTCTTGTAGTATGAGAAATACATTCACTCCATACATTTAACTCTGACACTCTATGAGATAACGATGTCTTACCGCTTCCACTTGCACCAACTATAACAAATAATGACATATATATCTCTCCTTATTTACGATTCTTCCTACGTGATGCTTTAGCTAATTTACGTCTTGCTTTTGTCTTTGCTTTAGTCTTATTACTTACTTTATTAATTCCATTGACATTCTTTAATCCTTGTTTAAATAACGCCATCGTTTCATCAAATGTCATACCTTCTTCGTCAGCAATTCCTTGAATTATCTCTTCTAATGTTTGATTCTCTTTTGGCAATACTTGTTCTTTTTCCATTGTAACATCTCCCTCTCTTATACTACTATTATATCATTATTTTTATCTTTTGTCAAGCGTTTTTAAAATGGTAAGTAATTCCAATCGTAACTATTCTTAAATGTAGTTACCGTAGGCTTTCCTTCCCAATCTCCAGAAACATTTCTTTTTCCATACTTGACCATATTCTCTAATTGCTCCTTGTTTAATATTGCAAACTCTGGAGTATCTGTTTCCCATCCTAACACAATCAAGACATCTGCATTTTGTTCTATGTATGATTTGATAAGATTTAACTTCAACCTAAATTTCAATAGATTGTGCTTTATAATCTTAACCTCCATAGGCTTTCCATTTACAATAAAGTCGGCATCATCTTTAACCTGTGTAACCTCTATAAATTCTCCAGAGTTATCGACACCGTTATCAACAACGTCTAAATCTTTACCTGTTTTAGATTTATAAAACTTGGCATAACGATTTATAACTTCTCTTTCATTTGTATGTCCTTGTTTTATATCTTCTTTAAACTGTTCATATGTACGACCAGATAGCCGTCTGTACTCAGCCTTATCTACACCTTCGTGATGCTCTATCAAATGTGCATTTGTAACCCTCATCCTATCACACTCCTTTTATATAAATCTATTATATCATTATTCTTTATACTTGTCAATAGAAAAAGAAGAGATAAATTAATATCTCTTCTTTAAATTAATTACTTACCACTTTGACCAAGCATAGTTTTTCCACGCTCAGATTCAATATCTTGTAATTTATCATATGTAATTTCGCTAACAGTTGCTTTTGGCACTAGATCAACTGTTCCTTGTGCGATTGCCTTTGAAAGCGGATAGTATATGTATTTCTCATCTTCTTCTACTTTATCTACTAAACTTGAAATGACAACTGATTTGCGTAATGGAGTTAATGCAATAAACATTTCATTACGGAATCCACTATCGACAACACCTGCAAGTACGCTCATAGACTGCACTCCTGTACTACCTCGCTCATGCTTCAAGTTTAGATAATGAGTATTCGGCATCGCCACCGCTAATCCTGTTGGTACTAATGTCGTTGTTAATACAGGGCATAATGCCTCGTAGTAAACAGTTCCATCTTCTAACTTGTTTGGGTAAGCTTCTAAATTAGCATAGATGTCATACCCTGCATCCTCATCACGCTTAGATGGAATAATTGCATCTTCACGTACCTTTGCAAAGTATACTTGTGGATAGAAGATATTATTAATTAACTTGATAGCTTCATCTATCTTGTTTCCACCTGTAGATTTTACTAGCTTTTCTTTAGCAGAATACTTTAACTTGTCGAAGCCCCACATTTTATCTGTGTGTTCTTTTGTTTCGTTGCCGTCTTTATACGTTACAGTCATAGTTAAGTCTTCTTTGTTGATACTCTTAACTTTTCCTTCTTTTTTCAGCTCAACAATCCATACAACCTCGCTATCTTTGTAGAATCGTTTTTGTTTTTTATTTTCGTTTGTCATTGTGGAATTTCCCCTTTTGTTTTAATTAATAATAGAGTAGACTATTTATCTACTCTATTATTATATCATTATTTTTTGCGACTGTCAAAGTATCATGCTACGTTTTTATTAATTAATAATCATAATCACTATCTCTCATTGATTCTGCAGGCGACATAAGGTATCCATTACCAACCGAAGAAAAGAAGTCATGATTAGATGTACTTGTAGACAATCCATTTAGTACGATTGGATTTATATCATTTGCACCCTCTGGAAATAAAGGAGATAAGCCTAGGTTCATTAAAGCTTTATTCGCATTATATCTAAGGAATACTTTTACATCTTCTGTCCAACCAATTTCATCATATAGATACTCAGTGTACTTTGCTTCATTTTCGTATAGTTTATAGAGTAATGAGTAAGCCCATGCCGACAGTTCATCTTGCTCTTCCTTACTTAGCTCTTTAAATCCTAACTTAAACTTATAACCAATATATCCACCATGCTCTGACTCATCACGAATTATCAATCTAATAACTTCCGCTACGTTCATCAAAGTTTTATTTCCTAAGTAATATAGTGGAGTATAGAAACCACTATAAAACATAAACGACTCTAGGAATACACTTGCTACCTTCTTCTGTAGAGGCGTTCCGTTTTGATAGATGTCATCGATGATAGTAGCTTTATTTTGAAGAAACTCATTCTCAGTGATCCATTCGAAAATGTCACGAATTTCTTTGTTGGTATTCAATGTACTATAGATAGAAGAGTAACTTCTTGCATGTTCTGTTTCCATCCACTGTATTTGATTTAATACATCGACTTCCATATCAGTTCTAGCATCATCACGAAGAGATGCTACGCCACTACGAGATTGTAGTGTGTCTAACAATGTTAATCCACCAAAGACTTTCTCTACCAAACGCTTCTCAACGTCTGGTAGCTTACTCCAATCCGACTTATCTTTCGACACTGGCATACGTGTTGAAAACCATGTCTGAGCAGTCAGTTTCTCATATGTAATCTTATCAACTATATCTTCTACTGCATTCCAGTTTACACCTTCATACACCTTTAATTCTTGCAGTTCTTTCATTGCCATTTCCGTTTTCCTCCTTAGATTGAGCAGTTAGCACATTCATTTACTGATACTGATTCACTTCCGTCATCAGTATAGGTACGAATATAGTAAATACTCTTAATACCATGTTTCCAAGCGTAGTTTCTAAGGATACTCAAATCTCTTGTAGTTTTTGTAGTCGGATACTCACTGCCAACTTTCCACTCATACATTCCTTCTGGTAGTTCTGACCTCATAAACATAGTCATCGATAAACCTTGGTCTACGTGTTTCTGTGCCGTTGCATAAATATCGATTATTTTTCTTTGGTCGATATCGTAAGCCATTGTATAATATGGAATTGTTTCATCTGACAAGTATGGTGCAGGGTAGTAAACCTTACCACGCTTACCTTCTACCCTTTCCTCAATACGTTGAGTAATCGGATGAATACTTGCCGTAGCTTCATTCACATAAGATATACTTCCAGTAGGAGCTACCGCTAATCTATAAGCATTGTAAATTCCATGCTCCATAACTGATTCTTTTAATGCTTTCCAGTCCTCAATAGTTGGAATATAAATTCCTTTAAATAACTTCTTAACTACTTCAAGTTGTGGCGTATATTCTTTTTCTAGATACATATTGAAGTATTCGCCAGTAGCATATTTAGACTTATCAAAATCAACGAATGTCTCTTTTCTCTCAATAGAGATGTTATTGCTCTCTACTAGAGTCCAGTAATTAAGCAACAAGAAGTAGATGTCTACAAATTCGATAGACTCTGGCGAGCCGTAATGTATCTTATTTTTAGCTAAGTAGCCATGTAAATCCATAGCTCCAAGACCTGTTGAATGATTTCTATTATTGCCGTTTACAACAGATGGCACTACGTCTACATTAGAGCTATCTGAAACTTGAGTTAAGGCTCTATGCATTACTCTAATAGATTTTCCAACGTCTTTTGATGCCATTAGATTAGTTGTATTTGTTGATGCAAGGTTACAACTAATATCATATCCTAACTCTTTATAAGTTTGGTCATTATTAATTACAGAATCTTTCATTACTTGAAAAATTTCTGTGCATAAATTACTCATAGTGATAATTCCGTTAATAGGATTAGCACCGTTCGCAGTATCTATATTAATAATATATGGATATCCACTTTCATTTTGAAGATTACTAATTTCTTGTTCTAAGTCACGAGCTTTGACTTTAGATTTTCGAATGTTAGGATTATCAACCATATTGTCATACTCTTTTGTGATATCTACATTAGAGAATGGTACACCGTATTCTTTCTCTACATCATGAGGACTGAATAGATACATGTCAGAATTTTTCTTAACAAGTTCGTAGAATTTGTCTGGCACTACTAACCCTAATGATAATGTTTTGATACGAGTTTTCTCATCTGCATTTTCTTTTCTTACAGATAGAAAGTCAACAACGTCTGGATGGAATATGCTTAAGTAAACTACTCCTGCTCCGTCTCTTGCTCCGCCTTGATTAGCGTAAGAGAAAGCATCTTCTAGAATCTTCATGATTGGTACTATACCATCAGCAAGACCTAGTACACCTTTGATTGGATCGTTGTTGGCACGCACGTTGGTAAGCACTACTCCTACACCGCCACCTATTTTAGATAGTTGCAATACAGAGTTCTGCAGTCTGCCGATACTATTCATGTTATCGCCTACAGTCAATAGGAAGCATGACACCATTTCCCCTGCTCTCTTCTTGCCTGCGTTCAAAAATGTGGGTGTTGCAGGTTGGAATCGTTGATTAATAAGTTCATCGGCAATATCCAATGCCAACTCTTCACTACCATTAGCTAAAAGCATGGCATTAAAAGCCAGTCGGTCTTCAAATCTCTCTAAAAACAACTTCTTATCATCTGTTTTCATTGCGTATTGTTCATAGAATTTATACGCACCCATAAAAGAGCGGAATCTATGCTTCTTGTTGTATATTTTTTGGAATAGTTTTTTTACAAACTTTCTATCGTACATTTCTACTAAATTCTTATGTATGTAATCATTTTCTACTAAGTAGTCTAACTTCTCATCAAGCGTATGGAAAAACATTGTATGCGTATTCACATACTCTAAGAAGTAAGCCTTGACTGCTTCTTTGTCTTTATCTAACTGAATCTTTCCATCCTTGGGAATATTAATTAAGTTATTCAACTTAAAATATGTATCCTCTTTAGCCTTACTCTTTAACTCTGGTGATTTCAATTCTTTCCACTTCCTTCTTAAATGCTAAAACATCGTTGTCTCCACTAAATTCAAAATCAAATATTAATGGTTTATTGTATTTTTTTGATAAATCTTTTGCATTAAAAACATATTCTGTACCGAAGTTTCTACTTCCACTTCCCACGATTCCTTTGAGATGCTTAAGATTATCTTTGTATTCTATAAAATCACTGAAAGTATTAGTTATACTGTCATCATACGTTGGCACAATGACAATATAATCTCTATTTACCTCTTTTAAAGAATCATTAAAATCTATCTCCAAAGAATCCATATCTAGAAAGCTAACAAATTTGTAAACATTCCCTGTAACAGACATGAATACTATCAGCATTATTACTTCAATGCCTTTAGTTTTTCTGGTTGGAAGTCAAAGAATGGCTCTACACCCTCTGCAACTACCACTGGCATAGTACGAAATTCTAATTCTTCAACAACGAAACGATAGCCTTCACGACCTTTATCTGTATCGTCTTCTATATTGATTAAATCAAATTCGATCCCTTCACCTTTTAAAACTGCTTTAGTCATATCGCATTTTGGACAACCATTCTTCGTATAAACTGTAACTTTACTCATAATTATAAATCTCCCTTTTCGTTTGTTTTAATCCAGTATCCTTCTGAGATGCTTTCAATCATTTCACTTCTGTCGTAAAATAATTCGACAGTAGTATTATCTTCTAATTTAAAAGTTACAAGATAATTGCCATCGGCTAATTCCAATACTCTGAATATAGTGCTAGAATCATTCTTTGATACCCATTGTGAAGGGTGTAATCTAAAGTAGCTCATTGAATACCTCGCTTTTGTTCTATGTATTTTATTAAAGATAAGAATTTTCACCACCCTCTAATAAATATAGTGACGGCATCTAACGAATACCGCCACATCAGTATAACCATTATATCATAATCTATTATACTTGTCAATTAGTTGGCTACATCTTAATATTAATAATATGCTTCTATTAAACCTTTTTCTTCTGCCCATTCTTTTATAAATTCCTTCTCTTCTTCTCTGACTGGACGATTAGCAAATCCTCTTGCTTGACGTATATTAAAACCACGTACTTCAATCGTAGCTAATGGTTTGTCAATTTCTTCTACATCACGTAAGAATAGAATCTTACATTTATCGCTAATAATATCTTTAGAGTAAGAAGCGACACAATGGGATAGCTGATTTCCTTCTTTCATAAGGTCTTCGGAAGACTGTGGAGATACAATCGCATATTTACTCTTTTTCTTTTCATAGACTAGATTTTTATAAGATTTTTTATCTACAGACAACTTAAATAACTTATGTTGCTCTTTTCCGTCATTAATTAGCTTGTAGTTCATCTGTACGACATCATGCTCTTTCTTGAGAGATTTAGGGTATTTCTCATAATCTAATCCCATACTTCTAGACATTCGTATGTAATCTCTTAAATATGTACAAGCGTTCGTGGGCGACTCGATCCCTTGAGTTAATCTACATTCTCTAAACAGGTATAATACTAGTTTTTTGATATTAGTATAATCATAGTCAACATGAATTTGCATCAGTCTCTCTATAGTATTAGAAAGTTCTTTGATGTTACTTTCATCTTTGACTATAGCCATGATATCTTGAAACTTGTTATTATCAAGATGCTTGAAGTGTCCTTGAAGCTCTTGTAATACTCTTCTGTCAATAGAAATATCTTCTCTAATATAAGACATCATGAATCTAGGCACTTTAAGTATCTCATGAGGTTTTGTCTTAGTTGTATCTACTAAAGTATCTGCAGTTCCACTACGATAATGATTTCCTCTAAAGAATCTATTAACGTTTGGCACACCTGCATTTGCTAATATTTGCAACCAACTATGCTCATCCGCCATAAGCCTAATTAGACCTCTCATTATATTATTCTTTTTATTATAGCTAACGTGAGATAAGCTATTAACAACTTTATAAAGACCCTCTGTAACCTCTGTTGATATATATTGAATAAATGCACTATCATCTAAACCAGTAAAAAACAATCTATTGGTATCGTCTAATCTATTATATCTTACATTGTCTGCATCATAGTCGTACTCAACCTCATCATTTCTCCACACTTTAAGAGTTTTATCTACGATATCATACTCCATCTCTCGCTTAAGGTTCTCTTTTAAAGTAATCAGAAATCCTTCATCATACCTAATGCTTAAGTTTGTACGCTTTATTTTAAAACCACGATTATCTCTTCTAGAATACTCTAGATACGGAATAACAAATCTACCGCTATTGTTACAGTGCTTTCGATCAACAAAGTAATCGTTCTTACAACCTTCGCATTGTATTTTATTATCATAATAGCCATTTATTAAAGTATGTACTCCACAACTGCATACACCCACAGCTTGATGGTATCGATTATTCCTTTTAACTATAATACCAAATCTATAATTGTCAGTTAGAGACTTGCTCATTCAATCACTCCTTTTTGTTTGTATGATAATTATATCATTATTTGTGTTACTTGTCAATGATTATACAGTTTTAAATTCAAAAATATCAAGCACAGTTCCTATTTGATTAAATGATTTACGTACTGATTCTCCGTTTTGTAAATTCTCAACTTTTATATAGCTAGCGTAAGTACCTCTGTTTCCGCCTGCATACTTAACTGGAATTGAAAGCATTATCTTGTCACCAATTAAAAGGTCTTTAAACATTTCTGCCTTGGTATTCTTTTTAATATTTACTATTTCTAGAATTTCACTTTTTAAGATAATATCCACACTGTCACCTCTATTCTTATTAAAATAAATACCGTAAGATTTACTTACGGTATTTTCCAATGCCTGCCGATTTAACACGATAATACTCTAGGTCGTCTGAATCAAAATTGCTAGACAATACGTATTCGACAGTCGTGCTTTCATTTTTAGTCTTCTGAATCTGTACTCCAATTGTGGTTTTACTAGTCTTAGAGTTGACTAAAGATGTGTTAAATAACAATACTTTGTCAATAGATGAAACTGTAACCAAATCAATGTCATCATGGATATGATTAAAGTAAATTGCTTTTTTGTCGGCATATGCATTTTTAAGCATACTTCTATTTTGCTTTGTTTGATATGCTGATAACTCAATCTTAGCGACCTTACCATCCTCAAAGCCAATCAATAGATTTCCTGTGTAGTCATTTGTGACTGTTACGAATTGAATCTCTTCATCATCCAGTTTTAATAGTGATGGTAAGTATTCGCCCATTACAGAAGGTTTATGGTCTTCTAGTTCATGAGCCTTATATTTGTACACATTCTTTTTATCTGTAAATACTAATATATCAGAATTATTAGTAGTCTCAAACTCGCTAACAATTTCATCTCCATCTTTTACCTTGATAGCGAAGCCACCACGTAATGATGTTAATGGAATTTTCTTCAAGTAACCTTCTCTAGTTACGAATACTTTTACATTGTAATCTTCAATAGATTCTTCTGCAATGTTGATTGTAGGAATTTCACTAACTTCAATTATTTTGCTCTTACGATCTTCTCCGTATTCCTTCTTGACACTTTCTAGTTGACTGATTATCAATTTAGCCAATACAGATTTGTTATTAATGATTTCGCCTAACTTCTCAATCTCTTTATCCAACTCTTCAATCTCAGAAATACGATTGATTAAGTATTCTTTATTAAGATGTTTTAACTTGATTTCAGCAACGTACTCCGCTTGCTTCTCATCGATACCAAACTCTTTGATTAAGTTTGATACAACGTCTTTATTAAGCTTAGTTTCACGAATGATATGAATTGCTTTATCAACATCTAATAATACTTTCTTCAAAGCTAGTAATAGATGTTTCTTCTCTATTTTCTTATTGATGTCAAAGTTAGCCCCACGCTTAATTGCGTTGGCTCTAAACTTAACCCACTCGCTAACTATTTGTTTTACGCCTAGTACTTGTGGACGACCATCAACAACGATATTGAAGTTACAAGAAAAAGCATCTTCTAATGCAGTCATTTTATATAATTTCTCAACCAATAGCTCTTTGTTAGTGCCTTTTTTAACAATGACTTCGATACCCTTAGTTTCATTGCCATAAATATCGTCAACATCAACTACCTCTTTTAAACTACCGCTCTTTACAAGTGCTGAAATTTTATCAATGATAGCTTCATACTTTGTTTCATATGGCAGTTCCTCAAAGATAATTGAGTTCTCTGTTATAGTATGGGTAGCACGAATCCTTACAGAGCCTACTCCTGTATCTAGAATCTTATCCATCTCTTTCTGATTATAGATTATATTACCACCTGTAGGAAAGTCTGGTGCTTTGATGTAGTCAGATACCACAACATTTTTAGGATTCTTGATGAATGCTACTGTGAAATCAATAACCTCTTTCAAATTGAAAGATGCAATATTAGTAGACATACCAACGGCAGTTCCAGTTTGCACATTCGTCAAAATATTAGGGAATGTAACTGGCAATAACTTAGGCTCTTTCATTTCTGAATCATAGTTATCTACCATTTCAACAGTGTCTTTATTAATATCTGCAAATAGCTCTTTTGCTATTTTTGCCAACTTAACCTCTGTGTAACGTGCAGAAGCGTATTTCATATCTCTAGAATATTGCTTACCAAAGTTCCCTTTAGAGTTAATATATGGCAATAGCAAGGCTTCGTTATCTGTAGCCATACGCACCATTGCTTCATAAATCGCTCCATCACCATGAGGATGTAGGAACATCGTAGAACCTACAACCCCTTGTGATTTTTTACGATTACTATTTAATAACCCCATCAGATACATTGTATACAATATTCTTCGTTGAGACGGTTTAAATCCATCGATCTCTGGTAACGCTCGATACAAAATTACGTATGCTGAGTACGGCATGAAATTTGTAACCAAGCTATCTGTAATATTATGTTTTAACATTTGTGTCATTCATATCATCCTTTCATTACTACAAGTATACCATTATTTTTTGCATTAGTCAAGAGGTTCATCAATATATTTATGAAGATTGTCTTCAATATATTGTTTACGTCCAGACAAATCATCTCCAAGAAGCATGTCGAAGTAATCCCTCATCTTCTCATCTGTATCTGCTTGAATTTGAATTAGCTTACGAGTCTTAGGATTCATCGTTGTGTCCCACATCATTTTAGGTGTATTCTCACCTAGTCCTTTTGATCGTTGGATGTTAATTTTTCCTTTTAGATTTGCCACAATTTCATCTTTTTCTTTGTCATTGTAGGCAAAATATGATACATCGTCATTCTCAATCTCGTATAATGGAGATTCTACAATGAATACCTTACCTTCATGAATAAGCGTAGGCATTAAGGCATATATAAGAGTTAGTATTAAAGTCCTAATATGGAATCCATCAACATCTGCATCTGTTGTGATAACAATCTTAGACCATCGTAATTTTTTGATATCAAACTCGCCAATGTCTTTAGTAAACTTAGACTTGACTTCTACTCCACATCCTAATAATTTAATAATGTCTAAGATTATCTCATTACTGAATATTCTACTATGGTCTGCTTTTAAACAGTTTAATATCTTACCACGAATAGCAAGAATAGCTTGTATGCGACTATCTCTACCTTGTTGCGTAGATCCTAGAGCAGATTTACCCTCTACTATGTATAACTCTGTTTCTGAATTATCTTTTGACTTACAGTTTACAAAACCATCTACACGATTAGTTAAATTATTAACTGTACCACCAAGCTTTTTCTTAACATTTAATCGTGTCTCTTCGGCTTTCTCGCGACTACGCTTATTAACAAGTACTTGAGATAAAATCAATTTAGCCTCATTAGGATTTTCAATAAGATAGATTGACAATTGCTCACGTAGCCATTTAGTTATTTCTGTCTTCATGAAATCAGAATCAATCTTCTTCTTAGTTTGGTCTGAGAATAAAGAAATTGTAGAAGCGGTACTTGAAATAATGATAAGACTGTCTGAGATATCTTCGAAAGTTACCTTCTTCTCATTCTTATTATATAAACCTTGGTCTTTTAAGAATTTATCAATTACAAATGTAAATGAGTTCTTAATAAAGTCTTCTGGTGTTCCGCCATTTTCTAACCATGAAGTATTGTGATAATATCTATTAAATGAAGTTTCACGATTAAAGCTAAAATGAATATCTGCCTTAATCTTATAATCTTTATCCGACTCGTTATCCTTACCTCTTCGCTCAGTAGACAACGATATAACATCGGTTAAAATATGGTCTGCATTAGATAAAGACTTAATATAGTCAACGATACCGTTCTCATAGTAAAACTCTATAGTTTCACCGTCTTTGGCATTTAATATAAATTTCAATCCACCATTTACAATAGCTTGGTCACTAAGAGTAGAAACAATAAAGTCGTCACTAATTTCTCCTTTACCACGAAATACTTCTGTGCTAGGAATCCAAGTAATTTCAGTTCCATCCGCTTCACCAGTATCATTTTTCGATTCAGTGAATGATTTCTCTACGCCTTTTTCATATTCAACTGTGTATTTCTTACCATCACGATATGATGTTACTTTGAAGAAGTCAGAAGTATAGTTAGTACCTGTAGCACCAACACCGTTTGTTCCTAAACTATACTCATAATTTCCACCGTCTTCATCATTGTTCTTGTATTTTCCACCTGCCCAAAGCTCATCGAATACCTTCTTGTAAGCAAATTCTCCGTCACTATTCTTACCCATAGGTACTCCACGACCAAAATCTCTTACAGTCGTAGAGCCATCGCTATTCTTAGTTACACGAATTTCATCGCCATATCCTGCACGACCTTCATCTATAGAGTTACCTCCAATCTCTAGAAATGTATGGTCATTACTTTCTAAACCAATCGAAGCAGGTTTCTCCCTTACTCCGCCTAATATTCCTAGAGATTTCATGGAATCAGCATTATATTGTTTTGTCATTTATTCCACCCTTTCATTAACACTCTATAAGTATACCATTATATTATACACTTGTCAACATCTTTCTCTTAATGAGTCTCATGATGCTATTTTCAATCGTTTCTTTTAATTCAAGATTCAACGATTGTTCTCCATACTTCTTGCCTAACGGTAGGAATGTATGTTCATAGTAATCTTTAGCAAGTTCTTCATATTCACCTCTAGTAAGCTCTCCGTTTCTAATCGCAGACATAAATCTTAATTCGCTACCAAAGTATCTAATGCTACCTTCAAAGTCTTCAAAATTAGTCGATTCAAATTTCACTATAGTCTTCATCGATCTAAAAGCATGAAGGGCTTGTTTAGTATCATATCCATACTTGTCTACTAGATGTTGAGTTCCCTCTGTACCTTTGCCAATGGCATTAAATTTGTTAAAATACATTCCCTTACACGCATTGAATAGGTGTGGTAGGTTCATCTTATATATATCCTTTTTTAATCTAACAAGATTGAGAATTTCAATGTTGCCACTAGGGATATACAAATCATCAGAAGCTAATACTTCTAGGTAGTTAATATTCGCCTTGAAAAACAAATCACTTAACTTTCGAATGTCATGAATATCGTTATCTTCTGTTGGTGTTATAATTGACTTAGCATACCTTTGTCCCAAGTATAATTCCTCAAACGTAGGAAGTACGAAAACCTTGTAATCCTTATCTGACTCTTCATTAGCTAAGTTGTAGTTATGTGAGCCAACCAATGCTTTTAACACTATATCTCGTCCGTTTATTTTCATGCTATCATCTCCTTTTATTCTATTAATATATCATTATTTTTTACTGTTGTCAATAGGCAAAATAAAAAGCAACCAATTATGATTGCCAACTCTCTCTATCTACTACTCCATCATGTACGATATATGGGTCTGGGTCGCCCTTTACCCACACATCGAAATCCATTGTATCTCTAAAAGCAATCTTAGTCCAATCTCCACCATACCATTTTCTAAACCATGCTAACTGAGTAAATCCGTACATATCTAATTTATAAACAAACTCTTTTAGTTTTCTATTTTTCAAAATAGTCACTCCTAGCCTTATTAATATCTGTCAATTAATTCAAAATTATCTAAATCTTCATACATAACTGTTTTATTAAGTCCTCCAGACACATAAGAATCACTATTTCTATACAGTATAGGCTCTAGCCAACAACCGCCTAATTTATTTATAAATCGTAAAGCATAATCTTTGCCTTCTATATTGAATATATCACCTTCTCTATAATCGATAGGTGTAACGGTTTTGAATCCTAAGTTTCTAGCTTCATTAATATCAAAGCTCTCATCTAAATGCATACAATAAACCCTATCTCTAACGCTCTTATCTACTAATTCATCTAACTTTCTTAAAGATAGATGTACATTTCCTTCGTAATCAGCTTTGCAAGTATCTTGATAGAAATAGTCATACCATCCACCTTTTAATAACTCTAAAACATTACTAGGAATCTCATTTGAATCTCCGCTATAATAACCATTATCGCCTTTAAAAGAAATGCCATATCCATAACATGTAAGCTCTGGTACATGATTAACTTTTAGAGCACTTATTAATAAACGCTCTCCATTCATATCAATATTTGCAAAAACATCCATTCTTACAAAGTTATATAATTCACCTCTAACTCCCATTGCTTTTAATGTAATCATAACATTAACATCTTTCGGAGCTAAGACGGTTAAACATGGTTTCATTATTTCACCCATAGAGTAATAACTGTAGAAGATCAAATCTCCCAATGAGCCTACGTGATCTGGATGAGTATGCGTAATCAGTACATAGATTTTTTCTACGCCATCTAATAAGTTCATCTTTCTAATTCTGTCAAAAGTATTACTTCCGCAATCGATCAGAAATAATGTACTTCCATCTTTTATGTATGCACTATTATTTCCAAGCTCTGTATTAAACGCACTTCCATATCCTATAAACTTCAACATTTTACCATTCTCCTTTTTGTATAAAACATTATTTCATTACATATAATATCAATACGAACTAGAGCTGAAAGCAATCTTGGGAAAGGGTTGTTTGATTTCAGCCATCTTAGGCTCTAGTTTCATTTTCTTGCTGTTTGGATGAATCTTCTCACTAGTCCATCTTTAGAGTCTATATCTACCTTCTTTGCATTATGAGGCTTAATATCCTTGTAATGCTTTAATTTTTCTTCGGCTCTTTTAATTAATTCATCTTTATTCAAATTCATCACCTCTTAACTGATTTTAAAATCCACTATTACTGAGGTGCGTAAAAATGCCGTCATGGCTATACCAACACTTTATAAACACTCCGTTATTTCCTGCACTTTGTTTTATAACAATCGCAATGTTTCTTGTTTATATGATAAAGTCAAAAAATACAAATGACTAAGTAGTTCGCAGTTTGGTCGAAAGGCGAACTAATCTTTTTTCATTACAATTTCTAATCTATATCCTAATGCTTCTGCTAATTTATATAACGTTGAAAATGAAGGAATGTCTACACCGTTCTCAATTCTTGAAATAGTCTTTTGTGCCACAGTTGATAGTTCTGATAGTTTTCTTTGAGATATACCTTTTTCTGTTCTTATATCTATGATTTCACCAACAAGTTCAAGTTTTGCGTATAGTTCGCCATCAGTGTTTTTTAAAGCTTCTTTGATTTCTTCAAAAGTGCTCATGAAATATTCACTCCTTCGTAGTTTGTGTCTACTGTGCAATACGATTGATAAAATTGATGTTTTATCCATTTACAAACACAACATATAGTGTGTCAATCGGTATATCATACACTATATGTTGTGTTTTGACTCAACCAATATGTAAATCCCAATAATCATACGCATCTTCGATTAATTTAACCAAATCTTTATCTGGTTCACTATACCATATTCCATAATCGACAAATAATCTATGATAGAATATTGTAGCCGACCTTCTATAACTTCCCTTGCGGATATAAGTCTCACCATTACCCATACGACAGAAGTAATAATCCTTCCATCTAAACCAAGTTTCACCATTTCTCCCTAATACTTCTTCGTGAGGCAGATATGTCATTAGCCTTACGATTCCACTATAGTCTAGCTTCATTGCCATTTATATCCGCTCCTTGTTAGCCATTTTCTTATAAAGATAAGGGTATTTCTTTCTCAAAATAAATTCCTTTACTGTTCTGGTGGTGCGTGGATATATATCTTTAAAGTATATAATAAGAAACATAAGTGTGAAAATCATAGTTAATATAAATGGTGCTAGTATTGATACTGGCGTTCCCAAGCTCATTATAAACCATGTCAAACCTATGAATACTGGATACATCTTGAAGAAATCTCTCACATACTTAAACTTTCTAATGTCATAGTATAATGCGTATGAGTAGTGTTTTAGTTTTGCTATCATGTTTTCTCTCACTCCTTATCATCTATATATAGTATACCATTATTTTTATCGTTTGTCAACAGTTAATTTTCATCTTCGGATAATTGAAAGCCTTCTAGTATCTTATTCTCTTCCATATCTATATAAAAATAAATGTCAGTATCTCTAAGTCTATATAAACCTACAATACCAACATTATCATATCCTACTTCATCGCCATTCCAATCCGATGACCATAGCAAATCTTTATTAAATTCTAATACAATTGTCATAAATTTGCTTCCTCATCAAGTGTTTCAGCATTGTCTTTCATGTATTTGGACAACTTTTTGTATCCATCTGTATTTATATCTTCTGAAAACCCTCTGAAACCAACTCTTGCAGGATATACATTTGTTATTTCTGTTACTTGACCACCTTTGCCATCTGGACACCTTACCTCTTCCACAACTAAAGCCCATCCAAACGCATGTAATGTTGTATTTATAAACCAAAATAATCCTGTGTCTCTAAACTCTTGCCATGATTTTTCTTCCATCATATTTTTCACTCCTTATTCATATCCTACAATCTCTGTTTTGATCTTTGGATTCATCTGCCTTGCGGTATATCCTATACTATTACAAACATCGCAATCGCTATTTAAAGGTTGTAAATCTTCTGCCCATCCGCTATCTGGAAGACCTCTAGGATACATGTTTATAATTTTGGTAGTAAATCCAAAACCTTGACACTTAGGGCATTCAAATTTATTTATACCCTTCTTTTTCTTAATAATCTCTTCTATTTGTATATTTCCATATTGCTCCATCAAAATCTCTAGGTCACGTATCCTCATGATATACCTCCTATGTGAATCTTAAATACAATCTTTCTTCGTTACGGTACACTTGTACATCTCCTATATCAACTACTGTTTCAATGTATTTTCCACCATAATCTTCGCCAATATCAGTTCGAATTTCAATATCTCCGCTTAAAAACATTTCTTTAAGAGCCTTCTTCAACTGTTCTTCAAAATTCAATATCAACACCTCTTATTTTATAGAATTTTACTAATCTTTAATAGTATCTCTTTTCAATTTTAATATAATCATATTCAACTTCATCTTCTTTTGAAAGTTTAACATGTAGTGCAATTTCTGTTTCATTTGGATAAAAATCGAAAGGAATAGACTCTTCTACAATTCCTTTTCCGATAAATTTATTTCGCCAATGTCCACCAATAAGCATGTCTATAAATATATTTCCGTAATAACAGATTACAAATTTCTCCTTCAAATTTATTCCTCCTAGTTAAAATGAGAATTTTATTCATCTATTCTTAATTCTAATGCTTGCCTCCAACAGTTATAACATTGTAAAGATTGTGCTTGCCATCCATGCACATCTTCCTTTTCACACAATCCTTCAAAATCATCAAGTCCAAAGTTCATTGGACACCCTGCTAAAATTGATAAGTCACCATTTTTAATATCTTTCTCATTATCTAAACAGTTCTGTAAATGTTCAATATCATGAGTTTTAATAGTCTCGCAATAATTTAGAATAACATCTTTTCCTGTTTTCATATCTTCACCCCTTATTAAAATAGAAGTTTTATCAATTTATCGTCTTATGTATTCTTGTCTTCCACTAGCGTAGTATTTTACTTCTTTATACATAGGGTCATCTAGTTTTTCTACTCTCAAAACTATATTATCTTTATGCCTGTCTCTATTAACAATTGCTTGACAAGGGTTCTCTTTGGTGCAAGTGCATTTTGATTTATTCACATACCCTTGCCCACCTTCTTTTGCATAGCAGAATTTATTTTCTTTTACTATTTTTTGTATCATATCAAGTATCTCGCTCATAGCTTTCCTCCTTTATAAAACTCGCATTTTATCTATTAACTTTTACTAATTTTTCACTAGATTTTGTTATCGCCTTATGGCTCAAGTTAGAATTATGCACTTTTTCCCATAGAATTTCATGCTCAACATACTGTGGTATATCACATTCAGAAACTAGCACAACATTATTTTTACTCATTTCTTTGCACCAATTCCAAAAATCTTCATGATTAAAATCATCACTATCATATCTGGTACTTTTTTGAGTTGTATTTGCATATGGTGGGTCACAATATAATACAGCATTTTTAATATCAGAATAGTCACGATAATCTTTGCAAGTAAATTCAACATCTATTAAATTACTCATCTGTTTTATGGTTTTTTCGATACTACCCTCTATATGATTATCATATCTACTTCTCGCAAATCCTCCCCACCATTTGCCACCATATGAATAGTGAAATCCAACTAATCCCACAAGATACTTTGGTAAATTGTTCTGATTATTTTTAACATAAGTATAATACTCTTTTGTAAATTGTAATTTATTTGGTTGCCAACCGCTCTGTAATTCTTTCCACATTTCTATTAAGAATGAATGACTGTCATTAGCAATTCTATTCTTTGTATTGTCAATTTTGTCAATAATATTGCACCCACCACAAAACAAGTCTATAAAAATCGTTTTATCATCTTTGATATAGGATTTTATTATAGGTGTAATATGTTTTGAGAGTCTAATTTTACCACCCAAATACCACAAATATATCAACCTCTTCTAATATTATTATTTATTACAATAGATAAAATGGAAACTTTATCTATCTTTATAATACTCTCTCTCCAACTCTAAGACTGCTTGATACTGCTTATTTTGTAACTTTCTTAAATCTTGCGAGTCTGCATAGTGACTATGGAATGTAACTCTGCCTAATGTTTCTTCAGTAGCTCCATATGCATATTGATAGCTATATTTATGATGTTCATCCTCGCATTTCGCATATTCTTCGCACAATATATGTTCCATATAGTCATCGCTATATTCTTTTACTTCATTATCGCAAATTGGACACTTCATGCTATCACCCCTGTATAAATTTGAAATTTATCCTACTTAAGTTCCGCATCAATGTCGTCATCATTTAGAAATTCACACAATATTTCCATGCTATTACTATTCTTAACTACGTCCCAAGCGAGTCCTTCATATCCAAATTCATATTCCAAAACTTCAATAGCTTTATGAAAACTATAAAATTCATATTCGCCAAAATTAACGATCAACTTTCTACCCATAATTAATTCCTCCTTAAATTTCAAAAGTTTTAATACCAAATGACTTATATGTGTCTATACTTCCATCTGGAATAGTATTTCTATTTGGATAATTATCATAATGTTGCGGATAACCTATAGCATTCATATGAAAATTAACTCCTGCCTTGTTAAATTGACGTTGCATATGGTCGTGACCACATATCCAATTGTTAGCATTTATAAATGGCACATCTACCATATAGCAAGTATTCGGATCGAATGGAGATAATGGATTGTGAATAGGTGGCACATGAGACACAAATACATCTATATTAGTGCTTTCCAAGGTGTCATACCAGTCCATCGATTCTTTCCACATTTTTCTAGTGGCATCCTCATTAGTGTATCCGTTAATCTTAATGTAATTAGAATCATTTGACACATTGTTGAAAAACTCCCAATCTTTCATTGTTTTAGGGAGATACCACATAACATCGCCTGCAAACACTTTTCCTTTGTAGATGTCAACGACTTTAGCTAGAGGAATTACATTTTCTATTTTGGAAGCTTCTTCGATTAATTCATTAACTCTACTAATCGAGTCACTATACTTACGTTGTTGATTCTTAGACAATAGATATAAGTCATGGTTTCCATATGTGAAATACACTCTTTCGTATGATTTGGAAGCTTCTTCCAAAATCCATAAAGCTTGACAATTCCATTCTCCAAAATCGCCTGCAATAACCAGTACTTCGCCATTGCCGTTTTCAATCAATTTATTCGTCAAAGCTCTTGTTCGTTTCTCCCATTTTATCTGATTCTCTGTCCAAAGCATCCAGTGATTAAAATGCAAATCACTAACGAAGTCTATCTTCATGTTATCACCTTCATTCTATTTGTCTTGTAATGATTTATGTATAAATAATTTCTCAACTCTAGCTTCTCTTTTGTTCTTGCCGTTTCTTATGTCTGTGATTGTTTCTTTTTCCCAAACACATACAAAATCTTCTGGAGCATTGTATTCGCTAACAACTACAAAGTTGTCTTTAGACCACTCTCTAACCTTATTCCAAAACTCATTAGAATCAAACTCTCCTACTAATCCGTAGCCTGTTGTACCTTTGTATGGTGGGTCGCAGTATATTAATGCGTTCGATAGATTTAGATCAGTATAATCCTTCTCTTCAAAAGTAACGTCTTTAAGGTTGTCCATCTTTTTCAGAATAGAATTATGTGCTGATAGACAATAGTTGGTTTTTCTGTTTGGAGATGTTCTAGCGTATCCTCCAAACCACTTACCTGCGAAGCTACAACCAAATCCAACGAAACCTGTTAGATGAGGATTCTCGTCTTTATTATCCTTAATATGAAAATACTCTTGTTCTGATATAGTAGTTGGTGGAATCCAATCATTCTGTAATTCTTTAAACATAGCAATAAGATACTTATGTTTGTCGTAGCCAAATCTTACTCCATCCATACGCTCCATAACCCAACCGCTACCAACGAAAGGCTCTATGTAAACCTGTCCGTCTTTTCTTTTAGATTTCAAATACTTAACTAATTCTTTTGCAATTCTAGCCTTGCCACCAAAGTACTGCATAAATCTACCTCCTACCAATCTCTTATGTTTATAATATTATTATACTATTATTTGTTACGTTTGTCAACAGTTAATTTTTACGACTTCTCCGTCTTTTGTAATTACGAGTATAAAGCATTCATCTCTTGTGAAAGAGTCTTCAAATTTACTTCTCATACTTTTGTAATGCTATTAAAATATTAGACTTGGCGACTTGTAGCATAGCTCTTTTCTCTGTATATCCAGTCATTTCAAGTTCTATATTAACTTCTTCGAGCTGTTTAGTTAGTTCGTCTTTTATATTCATAGTGTTCATTGTCAATCACCCTTTTCTAAAGAATCCTTTTGGTCGTTCTTCTTTGTTAGGTCTTTTATTCTGTTCTTTCTGTTGTATTGCAACCATCATGTCAAAGATCAAAAACTCCCTTGTCTTCAAGTCTAGGTTGAGACTTTCGAATTGCTCTATCTTTTTATTTCCAAATTTCAATAAGTGTCTCAAAACCATAACTTCCGTCTCTGTTAAATGATTGTTATTCATATTGCTTCTTCTTTCATCTTTACCGCATGATAGAAGTCTGTCATTGATGGAGATTTGATTTCTAATATTGTCATCTTCAATCCTCCACCTTCTAAGTAATCTATAGCATCTCTAGGGTTCAAGCTTTCAAATCCAGACATTACTGTAAATCCGTCACTTAATAATTTGAATGACATCGATTGTCTACCGTTATCTCTAATTAAAGTATATCTGTGCAAGCTATTAGAATAACTTGGTCTAATACACGTAATAACGCTACCTGCTTTTAGATTTTTAATTGCTTCGTCAATAGTTTTACTCATTTGAATCACTCCTTTTTCCTTTATAAAAGGGAAATTTTATTCATTGTCATTAACAAATTTAACGATTGTTCTACCTTCGTGACCATGAATATGTTGTACAGATTGTATATTTGGATATATGTTATGAGAGATAACATATGACTGTGACCATTCATGAATACATTTACCACTAGGCATAATAACTCCTTCTGCAACAATTCCAGTACCGCTTACTCCGCTAAAATCTTCATTTCTTTGTAGATAATATTCACGTAATCTATCTTTACTTTTAGGTTTTAATAAAACTAATTTTGTATCTTTATTATCATTACATACAAACTCTTTTACTTGTTCAATACTATCGTAGAAGGATAATGTTTTTATAGCACTAGTCCATTCTAGTAATGTTATATGCGATTTAAGAATTACACCTAAAGCCAAAGTATTATCATGTTTGTCAATAATTTTAAATTGCTCCAATGTTTTCGCTCCTTTTATAAAATAGATTTTTTATCCATTACCAATCGTATATTACGCTACCGAATTTAGTATCAATAAGATATTGTCTAATTGTTTGATATTTCTTTAATTTTGCTTCATAACCATCTTCTTCTACGTCTAAATACTCTTCTCTGTCTGCAAGAATATCTAAAACGCAATCTAAATCAATAGTCTCTCGTCTTTCACAATACATGTCGTCAGTAAGAAAAGACTTTAGAGGGTCTTCAACCCATGTTATAAAATCAATGTGATTTCGCATATTGTCTGGTATTGCTAATAAATCATCTATAGTTTTAGGATTGTCATATTTTTTTAGAAACTTATATACCTCTTTTGTATCAATACCTTGTGAAACTGCAAATTCTTTTAATAGTTCAACACTCATATTATCGTCTCCTATTCTTCTTAATAAAAGTAAGATTTTAACTAGCGTTGCCAATTAGCACTCCAACCAATTTCTACCCACATATTCTTGTAATTGCCCCACTCATTACTTCCACCCACATCGACCTTTTTCACTTCTTCGATGATTTCAGCATATTCTAGCCATCTCAATTCTCCATCAAAGGTCTTTGGAATAAAGAGAAATTTTGTCACCTTTCTTCTATCTCCTTCTCTAAGCTTCTTGAATGTGTATCTCATGTTTTTCACTCCTTTTAAAAACAAAATTTTAATTATAAATCCAATGCTGTTTGTAACAATTTATACACCCAAGATAATCATAAAATCCATTAATATTATATAGATTGTCATATTCATGTGCTCCCATCTTACAATGGAAAGGTCTTTTTAAATATGGCAATACTTTACCGTGATCTTTTCTAAGTTCGGTATTTTTCTTTTTCATTTATTCAGTCTCCCTACCATATATCTTATTTAATCTTTCATACTCTTCTCGCTCCATATCACCTATGTTTTTATAGGTATTATACATATAGCCTATATCAACCTTTTCTCCGCAGTAACAAATTAGAATTGTGTTCTCTGGTTTTACATAAGGGATATACACCCTTCCATCACGCTTACAGTGAGGACAAGTATGCTCTTTAATCATTCCATTCATGTAATTACCTCGTCTTCTATATAATCCATGCTAATAATTTAGATATTGCAAAGATTAACGTACCTGTACCAATTATTGCTAATACACCAATCAGTCCTACTAATAAAGTTGCTAATTCAAACATTTTATTTCCTCCTTTAAAACAAATTTCATTTATTCTGTTCTATAACTTGTTTTGAAATTTTATCACTTAATTTACCGAAATGTACCATATCTCTATGAAATATAAAAGACTTCTTATCTTGATTATTTAAAGCAAATACTAGAGTCAACGCTTCATTTTCTGTCATCTCTAAAGTTACTTCCCTCACATCAATTCCTCCTTATCTATTATTTTCGACACTTATAACATATAGGCTCTTGACCATATCCTAGCTCCCTATATGGCTTATCTTCTCCGCATTCAACACACATCTCTTTTGGCTCATATTTTAAGTAGGTTCTACTTTTTTCATCTTTAAGCATATCTACATCTGACCTCTTCTTTAGCCATTCCCATGTGAAAAATTCTGCCTTCCTAAATAAAGGAAAGTCTAATTTGTCATAGATGTTAATAATCTCATCGAAACTCAGCTCTCCATTTTTGCTCTCTTTTAATTTCGAGTAAAGCAGTTTTGCAACTCGTTCGCCATCTTCTCTAAACATAGCTCCACCTCTTTAATTAAAATTCAAAGTTATCTATTTTATTTTCTAGTTCTTCAATATCATTTCTTAAATCTTCAATTTCTCTATGTAATTCATCTAGTTCATTTTCTACTTCAATAGCTTTGTCGTCAATGTATTCAAATACCGAATTTAACTCCGCAAACATGTTTGGAGATAAGTCGTCTCTTTTATTCTCTAAAAACGTTTCTAATTCACTAGCTATATTTGATTTACTCAACCTAACATTCGTCATATACATTCTCCTTTTATTTTAATAGTAAATTCCGTAACCAATCTGATGATTTAATCCATTTCCCCAACCGTTAATAGGTTCTGCATCAATCTTAAATTGTTCATATTTGAAGTCCTCTGGCATACTATATGAAATAAACCACATGAATAAGTCAAACACACTTTCTGAGTCAAAGTAAGCTTCTTGTACAATGAATCTATCAATTTCATCACGCTCACCATCAACACGAGAGAAATCAAATCCATGTTCTAATAGAATTTCAACTGCTTCTTCTGAGATGCTAGATTGCTCGTATTCAGTTAGCAACTGTCTCCATTGCTCTCCGCTACGCCATTCGTCTAACTGCTTAATATCAGTATAGTTAGCGTTATGATTAAGTTGAAGACCAATCTTTTTACAAGTATCTTTATATGCTTGTCGCATTTCTTCGCCAGAGTAGTTTGATGATACGTAGTATATTTCTGATTGGCTATGTCCATCGCCACTCCAATCGCCCATAATTACACTAAACAACTTTTTTGTCATATAATTCTCTCCTTTTATAATAGATAGTAGATAATAGATAAAAACATTATTTTATCTATTTATTTTTCATGAATTTTACCTTCACGCATTAATAATTCATGATAATCGCTTACTCCTTTGAATTTTCCAACCACATATCCAATAAACAATGTAGTAAAGCTAATCATTACAGTAAAAAATATACTCATATTATCATCTCCTTATCTTTCTTGAATACCTAAAACAATCTTATCGATGTTTGGATTAATCTTTTTGACTCCGTGACATGTTACACCAACTAATCCTTCTCTAATATTAGTAGTATACTGTCTACGTGATGTATCATATCCTTTTATCGCCATATACATATATATTGCAAAGTCAATCTCGTCAGCAGTTAAAGTTAAATCCATTATTTATCACTCTCTTTCTTATCTTGGAGTAAAGGAAATTCTATTTCTTGTACATCATAATACCTATCGTATGTCACGTTAATAACTGCACCCACCTTAAGTACGTCATATTGACTTTCTGATATATCTAAAACTACTTCATGACCATTTTTTTCAAGAGTTACTTTGTTGTAACTCCATCTTCCTACTTCTTCTATGTTCTTCTCTTTTACAATCATGTTATCAAACCTACCATATTCTTCACATCCTACTAATAATAGTATTAATGATGAAATTATAAAAACAGATATCAACTTCTTCATGTTTATCGCTCCCCACTCTATTATTATATCATTATCTTTATCACTTGTCAATAGCTAGAATTAATTTTTTGGTTTAAACGTATATCTTCCAAAGAAATTCTTTCTAGACATCACAGGCTTACCATCTTTATACAAAGGAATCACATGAGACTTAATCGACTGACCGTTAATCATTTCGTTTTCACCTTCATGCGTAGAGAGAGAATATATAAAAGGTGTATTATCTTTTCTCAAAAACTCAATTCTATCATCGAAAATGTTATTAGCAACCATATACGTCCAACTAGCAACATCGTTGCCCTCTGACATCCATACCAACTCAGCCATTTGTCCAACTACAAAATTCATATTATTTCCCCTTTTCTCATCTATTAGTTTTTGATTCTTTGATTAAATGTGAAATTGCACTAAATCCGAATATAAGCCAAACAGAAAGCATTATCCAAAACATAATCATATATTATCTCTCTTTCTTGATTTTACTTAAGAAGAATTTCTTAATCTTTTTAAAGGTAGCGACAACATCTAGTATTGCTCCGATAAATCCTAATAGCGTAAATACTGCAATGACATTAGATTTCTTTCGTACTATATTTAATGCTATCATGGCAGTTTCATCATTCGAATGCTCTTCTTCAAATTTCTTCATAGCTTCTTTAAACTTTTCGTTACTAAAAGCTTCGTCTACGAATATAATTTTAACACCTGTTATAAAACCTACTGCTAACCATATTAGAAGTGCCAATCCAAACAAATTCATATTTTAACCTCCGTTTTCATATGAGAATCTACAATTAGAATAAGCTTAATAATTTCATCTCTTTCAGACTGTGTTTGAGCCGTCATCAGCTTTTTCTCTAATCTTTTTCTAAGTTTATGCTTTCTTTTCTTTTCTGCGTTGTTAAGGAATTGTTTAATCATTAATATCACAAACCTTTCGTGTTTAGTTTTTCTCTTACCTCCATAAGCACTTTGCCTAAAAGATTTAAACCTCTCCACATTGAAGGGTTTTCAATATTTGGATCGTTTACTCCCATTTTAATACCCCAAATGCCGTCAAATGGACTAGCCTCAACAAGTGTTTTGTTCATTGTGTATAATAGTTGAGACATAAGAATATCACTGCTACTAAATTTATCTAATAAAACCTCTTTGTAAATTGTTTCACGTACTTCTATCCATTCAAAATCCTTAAAAGGTATTTCTCGACTTCTGCCTAAGTCTTTGCATTGTTTTGGAGTTTGTGCCAATAGGATTTGCTTTGCGATGTTATCAGCTCCGAAAAACTTAGCTTTACGGTACATAATAGCCTGTTCAGACCATTTGAATAAATGTCCTTCATGCTTAAATGGAGAGTAGTAGAAATTTGAAAAAACATCATCATTTCCCCAAAAAAATACAAATTTATCTGTTATTTTCATGATTTTTCACCCTTTCTAGCCCAATTCAAATACAATGCGTATTTAGTATCGCTCTCTCTGTGTTCGCCTATATAGAATCCGTATCTCTTAAAAATGTCTCTTAATAGCATAAAGTCTCCATAACTGATATCATCTTTATAGAATGGTATAGTTATATCGAAATGTCCCTCTCTAGCACTTTCTAATGTCTTAGACAATATAACATCTACTCTTTCTGCTGTTTTACCCTTGGTAATTGCAATGTCAAATAGGCTATTAGTTAAATCGTTCATATTCTCACCCCTCATGATATTTGTGTAATGTTACTTCATATCCGTCAAATGCGGTTAATAATAAATCTTCTACCTCTTTCCAATCAGCACCTCCACGATAGCAACCAATCATATATGGAAGGTGTACAGACATTCCATGACGTTCAGCCATCTCTCTTACTATCTTGAAGCATTTATA